GTGTTGGCCACCAACGCCTGGTACTGACGAGTGTCCGGCGCGGTGACGATGGCGCCCGCGTTGTACCCGGTCAGGGCGCTCCACGTCAGGATGCTGGGGTACTCGGCGCAGGACAGCGCGTTGACGCCCGAGCCGGTGGGCGAGGCGATGAGCCAGGTCTGGTTGGCGATGGGCAGCGTCACGATCAGCCTCCCAGGTATCCGGTGGCCAGGGTCATCGTGGTCAGCGGCGTCCAGGTGCCCATGCCGCCGGTCACCGGGTTCAGGTACGTGGTGTTGTCGGTGGAGGCGGCGGTGACGGTCCACTGCGCCGCCGAAGTGGACGCGCCGGTGGGCGGATTGCCCGGGGGGTAGAGCACGGGGCTGCCGCTGATCGTCACCAGGGCGAACGCGAGGTTGTACGCGCTGGCGGAGGCGTTCTTGGCGGTGCACTGGAAGACGAAGGTGTGCGACCCGGCGGACAGCGCGGTGGGGAAGGTGGTGACGTTCCCGTAAATCAGGGTGCTGGTGTAGTACATGTCGATCGACGGCCCGTAGGGCACCGCGGGCGGGTGGTAGCCGAAACCGCCGTGGACCGTGGCGAAGTGCGCGACCTGCACCGCCGCCCCGTCAAGCGTCGCCGAGATGATCCCGTAGTCTGGGCCGGACGCGGTGGTGATAACCGCCTGGTAGGAGCCGTTGGCCAGGACAGTGAACGGGACGGTGATCGTCGCAGGGGCGGAGGCGGAGGTCTCCTTGACCACCGTCGTGCCGGTGACGCTCGTGGTGGCCAGCGCGTTGGGGGAACCGACCACCGAGTCGGCGACGTAGTTGGCCTGGGTGATCGACAGGTTGAAGCCGGTGCAGGTGTAACGGGCGCCGAGGTAAACCACCTGGTCGCCCAGCTGGTAGGGCTCCGCGGGGTTCCACGCCATCGCCGGGGGGCTCAGGAACGCGGACTGGTCCTGGGAGAGCATCAGGTTCGCGCCGGTGGCCACGTTCGCGGCCAGGCCGGTGGCCGCGGCGATGGTGTCGCGGATCCCGGCGGTGGTGCCGCGCTCCTGGTTGATCTTCGCGGCTTTGAGGGCGCGCAGCCGCTGGAAACGCGCGGACGCCCCGATCTCACTGCTCAGACCCAGGGTCGCGCTGATCTCGTAAAGGCGGTCCTGGCGGGTGGTGGTGACGTCGTAGACCTCAAGCAGGTCGTCCAGTTCGGTGTTGGCCTGCGCGAACCCGAAACCCAGGATGTCCAGGAACTGTGTCAGTTCACTGTCGACCGTGATCGTGTCGGTGGAGATGCCGGGCAGGATCTTGTAGGGGGAGGGGACCAGGGAGTCCAGCAGCGCGCCGTAGCCGTAGTCGCGCACCGCCAGGCAGGAGACCGACCCGGCCGGGCGGTAGAGGGTGGTCTCGCTGGTGGCCAGCCACACCGCGGAGTTCGTGCCCGGGGTCACGTTCGTGGTGATCGGCGCGACGCAGTACCACACCGACCCGCCGTAGCCGACCCGGTCCCCGGCCACATAGGTCAGCGCCGCGGACCACGCCGTGAACGGGGAGGCGAGAAACAGGGTGTAGTACCAGTAGCCCGGCGGCAGGTCGACGTCGTCGTAGAGGGTGTGCGTGCCGGTGCTCGGCCACACCGCCAGGATCACCCCGTCGGTCACGGCGACCGGGTAGCCGTACTGGGAGCGCACCAGGGTCAGGCTCGTCCAGTCTGACAGGGGCGGGCTGTCCCAGGACAGGGTGACGCGCCCGTAGTCGCTCTGCACCGCGGCCAGGTTCGCCACCGTGTAGTCGATGTCCAGGTCGGTGCCGTAGAGGGCCTTGCCGTAGACGTCGACGCCGTAGGTGGCCACCTCTAGCTCACTCCGGGCAGCGCGCGGTTGTAGGTGGCCTGGATCGTCGCGGTACCCGAAAGGCCGCCGTTGTACTGGCCCAGCGCTACAGAGAACAGGTCGCCGTGGTGCAAAGCGCCGTGCCACGTGAAGTTCAGGTAATGCTCCATCACGTAGAAGGGCGCCCAGGGGTGCACGGAGGTCTGCGTGGCGGCGACCGCGCCGTTGATCGAGAGCTGGCACAGCACGCGCTGGAAGGCCATGGGGACCGGCAGGATGCCCATGAGGTTGTTGGCGTTCTGCGCGGCGTTCAACGCGAACACGTCGACGGGGCCGGAGAAGGCCACCGAGATGGTGTACCAGCCGCCCAGCACGCACAGCAGGTTGGCGCCGTGGCTCCACATGCCCCCGGGGTCCTGGCTCGGCGGGGTGGCCCAGGTGACGGTGGTGAAGTTGGTGGTGTTGCCCGCCGTCAGCGCCCCCGGGGTCACCCCGCCCTGCTGGAGCGAGAGCACGGGTGTGGACCACCCGTTGGACGCCGCGAACGACAGGATGTTGAGCTGGTCCTGGAGGGAGGTGAGGGTGGCTTCGTGGCTGTCCATGCGCTTGCCCAGCGAGGTGTAACCCACCGTGGGCTTACCGGTGGGCGCGTAGGTCAGCGGGTTGACGCCCACGGTGCGTTCGATCGCGCCGACCTCGTCCTGGAGGGCGTTGACGTCACCGGCGTCGATCGTGGTGATGTCGTCCTGCTTGAGGGTGAAGGTGCGCACCGCCCCGGGGTAGACCGCGGTCATCAGATGCCTCCGGTGGCGTTGAGGGTGAAGGTTCCCGCGGCCGGGCACTCCCACGCGCGGAAGAACGCGTCGAAGGTGCCGGACTGCGGTAAGTCGGCGCGCGCGTAGACCGGCACGTTGACCAAGGAGACCCCGGGCACCGCGTCAATGGCCGCGTATACGGCGGAAAGCGGCATGAGCATCCCGAAGTCGGTGTTGTCGGCGGAGAAGAGCGTCTGGAGGGCCTGGGTGACCGCGCCGAGGGTGACCGCGCGCGAATAGGTGGGCTGCACCACCAGCTGCACCGGGGCGGAGGGCGAGCCGATGTTGACCCCCACGACGCTGCCGCTCTGGATGTTCACGCTCATCCCGGCCATCGCGCGGGGGGCCACCGCGTTCTGGGCCGCGGTGATCAGCGCGGAGGTGGGTGCGGCGCGCTGGGCGGCCAGGATGTAGATGGTCACCGCCCCGGGACCGGACATCAGGGCGCTGGCCTTGGACACCGCCGGAACGGAGAGCGCGGCGTCGGCGTAGTCCTGCAAGGTCACGGCGCGCTGCTGGGTGCGCCACGCCCGCGGGGCGTTGATGCGCACCGAGGCCAGGGACTCGGGGTCCGCGCCGCCGGTGGTGGTGGAGGAGGAGGCCACCGTCACCCCGGGTACGGCGTGCGCCAGGTCGGTGATCGAACCGGAGGCCAGGTTGCCGTACGCGCCGCCGCCGATCTTGTAGCTGGCGGAGATCACCACGCCGGAGGGCGGGATCGCGCCGTTGACCCCGTCGCCGAACTCGATCAGGCTCGCGCCGTTGGCGTCGGTGCCCAGCGCGTAGACCTGGTCGGTGGGGCCTGCTTGCAAGAGGCTGTCGATCCGGTTCCACACGCTCGGCCCGGCGGGCAGCTGCACGATCAGGGTGAGGGTGTCGGGCAGCAGCGGAGAGGTCGGCAGGGTGAAGGACTGCCCGGCCACGCCGCTTGAGACATCCAGGTCCACCACGCTGAAGTTGGTGCTCGCCGGTACGCCGATCGCCACGCTCAGGGTGTAAGTGCCCTGATCCGCGCCCTCGGTGACATTCGCCGTCACACTGCCGCCCGCGGGCGGGACCGTGGTGTCGCTGTCCAGTTCGAAGGTGACCACCCCGTCGATCGCGCTCTGGTAACCGGTGATCAGCGCGGTGCCCGCGGGCAGGAGGGTGGAGCTGCCCACCGCGGGGTCGGAGACCAGCGTGACGGTGCCGGTGGCGGCGATGGCGGGGGAGGGGACGTAGCCGATCAGCGCGGCCAGGTTCACGATGCTCGCGCGCTGGCTCGCGGTGGCCAGGAACGCCTCATTCGCGATGCGGTCCTGGTAGTAGGACAGGATGTCGCCGACGTAGCTGACCATGTCGGTCATCAAAACGCCGAAGTCCCCGGCCTCGCGCGCCGTCCACTGCGGCATCGTCAGCGCCGCGTACGCGAACAGGGACTGCTGGAAACCGGCGAAATCCTTGGATGTGTAATCAACGACGTTCGGCAGCGGCGTGGCCACGCGTCGGTGCCTCCCGTCCCAATACGGCGGTTACGAGCAGGCTCCGAATATGGTGGTACTTACAACAGTCTAGAAGCGGGGCTCAGCGCGGTGTAGTGCTGGCGTAGTCGGTCACGTCCCCGCCCGAATCGATGAACACCGTGGCGTACCCGCCCGCCCGCCCCTGGGCGACGTCCGCGCGCGTGGCGTCGGCGAGCACGGCCGCGACGCCGGTGTTGGCCGGGTTCATCACCGGGGTCACCGACCTGAGCACCGCGCCGGGCTCGTAGACGCGCATCGCCTGGGTCAGCTCGTGCGCCAGCTGCGTGCCGCTCATCGGGTCGTTCCAGTCGAACAGGATCCGGGCGGTATCCACGCCGAACCCGGCGGCTGCCACCCGCGCGCCGGGCTGGGTGGAGGCCAGAGCGGTGACCCGGTCGCGCAGCTGCGAGGTGGCCGAGGGCTGGATGCGCACGGAGCCGGTCGCGTCGATGGCGAAGGGCAGCGCGGCGGCGACGGGCTGCGGCATGGGGGCCTCCTTAGATCGTTGAGTAGGACAGCGGCAGGCACAGCGTCAGCGTGCCGGTGAAGGTGATCGTGGCGCCGTGCAGGGTGGCCGCGCCGGTGGTATCCAGCTTCAGTCCGCCCACCGCCGCCAGCGCGGAACCGGGGTAGTAGAGCACCGCGACGTTCAGCGGTGGGCCGCTGCTGGCCGGGGCCAGCGCGGCGGGCACGGTGAACAGCGCCGCGCCGTCGCCTTGCGGGGAGGTCGTGGTGGTGATGGCGCCGCGCCATTCGACCTTCCCGGCCGGGCCGGTGCGGTAGGAGGCACCCGCGCCCGACCATCCGGCCGCCAGCCACGCAGAAGGCACCGCGCTCCACGGCGACCAGGTGGCGGCGGCGTGGTACACCGGCTTGGAGGGGTCGCCGGTGTCGAAGCAGACCCACACGGTCGAGCCCACCGCCGGGGGCGGGCCGTAGGTGCGCGCCGTGGGCGCCGCCCAGGTGGACACCGCGGACCCGGTGACCTGCGGTATGAGGACCTTGATGCGGCCTAGACCCAGGGGGTCGTTGCCGGTGACCACCTGCGCTTGGTAGACGGCGGCGTTCACGAGGTGCCCCCGTAGCTGGCGGCGCGCCAGCGCCCCCCGAGAAGGAGCATGGCGCCGGGTGGGGGCGCCGCGGGGCGCGGAGTGCTCAGCGTCAACGCGTTCTCCTGGTCGCGTCCCAGTTCCAGGTCCGTGTGGTAGGTGTTGCGCAGCGCGGTGACCGGGTCCAGGGTGATGCGGTGCACGGCGCTGGTGATGCGCCACGCTCCGCTCTCCGCGCCGGTCAGCGCGTCGCCCGCCAGGTTCACCGTGCGCCCCGGGCGCAGCGCGGTGTGCCCGTCCACCGTGGCGCTGGCCGCCACCCAGTAGCGGTGGTTGGCCGCGGACGCGGTGGCCACCGAGACGGCTTCGGCGTAGGAGGAGGCCACGGAACCGGTCACGACGCGGGTGAAGGCGGGGACGCTTGAGCCGGAGGGGGCGGTGCGCAGCGGGGTGGCCTTCGCGGTGGCCAGCTGCCCGGAGGCGGAACGCAGGGTACTGACCGTGTGCGCGGTGAGGTACGCCCCGGAGGGGTCGGTTTCCCCGGTGGTGGCGTGAAACGCCGAAAGGGTGTCCCACACCCCGGGGTGCGCGTCACGCCGGAAGAGCGGCGCGCTGGCGCCCACGGGGGTCAGGCTCACGGCGGGGTCCACGAAATACAGCAGGCTGTTGTCGACCCAGCACTGGAAGCCGACCTGGCGGGCGAGATCCTGGAGGAAGGTGAAGTCGCTCTGCGCCGCCTGCGTCTTGGCGGGGAACAGCCGCGGGCACGCGGTGGTGTAGACCGCCAGCTGGTTGGCGGCGGCCACCTGACGGGCGATGGAGGAGGCGGTGGCCGAGAGATACGTGCGGCTGGTCGCGGACTGCATGACGTAGGACGCGCCGGTCAGGGTGTACTGCACCGGCAGTGTGGTGATGCCGGGAAGGTGGGAGACGGCCTGGGTGTGCAGCTGGCGGTGGGAGGCGACATAGCCGTAGAAGTCGTAGCTGTCCGCGCCGGAGGAGCCGTAGGTCAGGTGTACCGCCGCCCCGTCCGGGATGATCATGGATGAGGGTACTGACTGCTCCAGCACCGTGCGGTCCGCGGTGACGGGGGTCAGGATCGTCAGCTGCGCCACGGCGTGCTCCCCGGCGCACAGCCGGATCTGCGCGTCGATCGGCAGCCGGTGCGAGTCCAGCGCGGGATAGAGCACTTTGAGGGTGGGGCGGAACTGGGGCGCGGGCAGGTCACTGGTCATTGGGGATCCTGATCACCGTGCCGGAGGGCACGAACAGCCAGTTGGCGATCTGCGGGTTGGCCTCGGCGAACAGCCACCACAGCGCCTCGCTGCCGTAGAAGCGGCGGGCCAGCAGGTCCACCCGGTCGTACTGACCCCAGGTGTAGTACTGCACGCGGTACACGGTGGGCGGCGGCACGCGCGCCAGGATCGTGGGGCGGGTGACCCCGGCGCCGTCGGTGACGGGGGTGACCTGGTTGCGGGTGTAGCGCGACGAAGAGGTGATCATGACAGGTTCGGCAGGAGGGTGAAGGCGATGGCCACCGCGCACCGCATCGGCATCATGGACATGTTGAAATGCGTGTACTGAATATCGAGGCCTGAGATGTAGCCGTAGTAGGCGAGGTTGTCCTTCGCGAACGAGCTGCCGAAGTTGTTGTTGCTGAAGTACACCCACGAGGGGATCTGCATCATCGAGCCGTTCACGACGTTGGTGCGCGAGGTGCCCCCGCCGTCGACCCAGGTCTGGGTCACCGACGCACCCTGGATCCCGCAGACGCGGTACAGGGCGCGCACGTCCGCGAGCACGCCGATCTCCCGCGGGTCCTCGGTGGCGAAGGTGCCGTCCGGCTGCGGGATGCGGTCGGGGTAGGGCAGCAGGTTGGAGGGCAACAGCTGCTTCATGCTGTTCATCTCGTACGTACGGTCGAACAGCAGGCTGAAATTCAGCGCCGAGGACAGCCCGACCAGGTAGGTGCCGCTGTCATCCGGGTTGCGCTGGTACTGCGGCAGCGTCAGGGACGCCGCGCTCGCGTCGATGCCGTGGGTGACCTCCACGGTGCTCGGGTTGTACAAGAACGCGCACGCGTACACCGGTTGTATACGCCCGGTGTAGCTGGAGTGCTCCTGCTTGATGTAGCCGCGCGCCAGCGCGGAGTCGACATACGGGTAGAGCGCGCCGGGATTCTGGATGACCTGGTCGCCGATCAGCGGCAGGTTCATGATCCGGGCGTCGAACCCGGCTTGCTGGTACGCGCCGTCGATCATCTACAGTCCCTTCGCCAGTGCGGCCAGGCGCGGGTCCTGGGTGATCGCGGTGACCAGCTGGCGGGCAGCCGCCGTGGCCGCCTGCGCGCTGGTGTTGGGCAAGGTGACGTTGATGGCGCCCGCGGCGAAGGAGAGCTGGAGCGTGCCGCCCCCGCCCCGGGCAGCGCTCTGCGACGCACCGGGGGAGTAGAGGGAGTTCTTCAGCAGCGCGTTGCGCACCGTGTCGGCGTCCGGCTTTTTCAGCACCATCTCGTCGCTGTGCAGGTACGCCGGGCCGTCCTGCGGTACTGACCAGGTGCCCTCCTTGTACCCGACGTAGGGACGCCCCGCCTTGACCGCCGCCACCCCGGGGACCTTGTCCAGGGAGCCGTAGCGCGAGGTGGCGTACCCGATGGCGGCCAGGATGTTGTCCACCGGGTTCCAGATGTCGGTGTGCCCGGCTTTCGCGTGCGAGGTGAAGGTGTCGGGGATGGTCTGCATCAACCCCTCGGAGGGGTGCCCCGAGGACTCGTTGCTGTCGGTCAGGTTGATGTTCCAGGGATCCCCGCCGCTCTCCCCCTGCGCGATGATCTTCAGGTCCGCGGCGTAGGACGCCGGGTACGCGCCGATCGCCAGCGCGGTACTGATCCAGGAACTGATCGAACCCGGCGGCCGTGCGCCGGTGGGGACCTTGTAGCTGCGCCCGGAGCGGCCCTTGACGGTGGTGAACACCTTGGGGTCCAGCGCCCCGCCGCCGGTGGTGGCCGCGTCGTTCACGGTGGCCGCGACGGCGCTCTGCGCGGCCACGGGCGCGGCGACCTTGGTGGACAGCGCCCTGGTGATGGCGTCGACCTCGTTGATCGAGCCGTTGGGGCCGACCAGCGCCGGACCGGAGAGGGACGCGCTCGCGCCGCTGGCGCTGTTGCCGCCCGCCGCCGCGTCGTTCTGCCCGGTGGCGTCCCCGGCGGAGGGCACCACGCGGCGCATCGTGGGAAACTCGTTCGGGCTGTAGGAACGCACCCGCACGTTCGCGCCCGTATGCGGCGCCTCCACCAGCTTGCCGCCGCCGACGCACATCGTCACGTGTCCCGGCTCCGGGAACATCAGGTCCCCGGGGATCTCGCTGCCGGGCTTGACGGGGGAGCCGATGGTCATCTGCTCCTGGCTGGTGCGCGGGATCTTGATCCCGGCCGCGCCCCAGGAGGCCTGCGTCAGCCCGGAGCAGTCATAGGCGTCCGGGCCGGTGGCGCCCCACTGGTACGGCTTGCGCAGCTGCGCCTGCGTCAGAGCGAAGGAGACCGCGCGCGCGGCGGCCTGGGAACCGGCGCCGGTCGAACCGGGGGTGGGGGTGACCGAGGAGGGGCGCGCGCCGCCGCCGGTGGTGGAGGTGGTGCCGCCGCCCTGCCCGTAGGTGCCGCTGGCGCCGGGGGCCTGGTGGGTGTCCTTGTACCACTCCCACGCGGTGGTACCCAGCCCCCACAGTCCACCGGCGACCCCGCCGATGATCGTGCCCTCGGGGCCGAACGCGGAGCCGACCAGGGCGCCTCCGGCGGCGTCCGAGGCGGTGGTGCCGCCCATGCGCGCCAGTTCGCTGCCGGTGCTCGCGCCGGGCTTCGCGCCCGAGAGGCTCTGGCTGGCCTGCGTACCCAGGTAGGCGACGCCCGCGCCGACGCCCGCGCGCGCGGCCATCTGCAACATCGAGGAGCCGCCCGCCGCGGTGGCCGCGCCGCGCAGCCATCCGGCGCCCCCGCGCCATGCCGCCCCGCCCAGCGCGAGAGAGGCGATGTTGGTGCCGGTGCCCATCAATCCGTTGGCGATGCCGCCCGCGGTGCTGCCGCCCAGGCGCCCGGTGGTGTAGCCGCCCGCCAGAGCGCCCGCGCCGCCGGTAAGCCCCGGGAAGGAGGAGGCCCACCCGCCCGCGGTGCCCAGCGCGGTGCCCAGGCCCGTGGAGCTGAGGATCGTGTTGAGGACCTGGTTGAAGTCGGTGAGCAGCCCGACGCTGTCCTGGAGCGCGGAGTTGAACGAGCCGTAGTTGTCCGCGGTCCTGCTGGTCTGAGAGGCCTGGAGGTCTTTGATCTTCTGGACGGAGGTGGCGTTGATGCCGTATTTCGCCAGCTGCCCCTGCGCGCCCTTGTCCCCGCGGTCGGCCTGGTCGAGCAGGGTGTTGATCTGCTGCTGGGTGGCGCCGTGCTGCACGGCGTTGTTGACCTGCCCCAGGTAGCCGGTGAGCATGTCCACCGTGCCCGGCGCCCAGCCGGACTGCTGCGCGAGGTACTGAAGATTCGCGTTCAGCGAGCCGCCCTGCCCGATCGCGGCGGTGAAGGTCTGGTTCGAGACGCTGGAGCGGCCCTGGAAGGTGCGGGAGAACGCGTTCTGCGCCAGGGAGCGCCAGTCGGCCTGCGCGCCGCCGGGGCCGATGCTGGCCTGGTAGCCCAGGGAGCGCAGCGCGAGGTTGGAACGCGGGGAGTAGATCGAGGACAGGGACTGCGCGGCCTGGGTCTGGGTGACATAGGGGTTGGTGTAGCCCAGCGCGTACAGGCCGGTTTGCGCCTGCTTCCACGCCGGGTTGGTGCTGCCGTCCGCGTTGAGCATGGTGCGGCCGGAGTAGTAGTTGAGCAGCTGCGCGGCGCTCTGCGCGTCGCCGGGGCTGGCCGCGGTGACGTTCAGGTTCTGGTTGTGCCCGCCGTAGATCGCCGAGACGGCGCCCTGCGCGGCTGCGGCGTACCCGCCGGGGGCCACCCCGGAGTTCAAGATCCCGTAGTAGGCGGCCTTGTCCATGGTCAGCACGTTGGGCGTGGTGCGCTGCGCGTAGTTGCCCAGGGCCTTGAAGGCGCCGGTGACCGCCATTCCGGCGGCCAGCCCCAGGGTGCTGACGCCCCCGCCGCCGCTGCCCGCGCCGCCCGCGGTACCCGCCGCGCCGCCACCGCCGCCTGCGCCCGCGCCACCGCGCTGGTAGGTGCCGATCGCCTGCCCGACGGAGCCGAGCACCGAGCCCATGGTGCGCATCGGCGCCCCGCTGGGCGCGCGCTGGGCGTACCCGCCCCCCGTCGCGCCGGAGGAGGTGTTGGTGGAGCGCGCGCCGGAGGAGGAGGTGGGCACGATGGCGCGGCGGAACTCGGTCGAGGCCTCACGCAGCAGCCCGCCCAGGCCGGTGACGAACCCGGACATGCCGCGGCCCATCGAGTCCGCGGTGCGTTGCAGGTCATTGAGGCCCAGGGAGTTGGCCGCCACCGGCTGCTCGGCGGCGGGTGCGGCGGGGGTCAGCCGCGGGTCGGGCACGATGGGCTGCTCGGTCACTGCGCGCTGCTCCTCCTTTCCGCCTCGTAGCGGCCCAGCGCGATCCAGTGCTCCCGCTCGCGCTTTGTCAGGTTCTTTATCTCAGTGAGCGTCCAGCCGGGGTGCAGCTGGACGAGGATCTGGATCTGCTCGTAGACGGCGGGCAGCTGGCTAGCCGCGAAACAGATCGCCCGCGCTCAGGGGGACAGGAACCTCCTGACCACACGCTTCGTGCACGATCGAGACGTCCTCGTAGCGCGGGCCGTAGGTGTTCGCCGTGATCGCGTCCAGCAGGGCCTTGCGGTCCGCCATCCCCAGCTCCCGGGCCAGCGCCATCGAGCCGGGCCGTACCGTGCGCGGGCCGTCGTCGAACTCGACCGCGACGATCACGCGCGAGAGCATCAGGGTGTTGCCCGCGGGGACCGTCAGCTCCTTGCCGTCGAAGGCCATCAGGTCCTCGCCGGTGGGCTGGCGCACGGTGGCCGTCGCGCCGCGCAGGGCCACCTCGAAGACCCGGCACGCGGGATCCTCGGGCCCGCGGATCTCGATGCGCCCCAGGTGCACGGTCAGATCCGAGCGCTCCCCGCACTCCGGGCAGCGGAACCCGGGCAGTTTGAGCTGGTCGCCGTAGGTGGCGATGCGGATGAGCAGCAGCAGCGTTTCGCGGTCGGCCACGGTCAGGGAGCGCAGCAGCTCGCGAGTGGCCTTCTTGCCACCCACGCTCACCGTGCCCTGGGTGATGATCGCGTCGCTCCAGCGCAGGTAGCTGCCCGACGCGCGCGCCAGGACCTCCTCGTCCGCGCCGGTCAGCTCCCGTACCTCGGCCTCCCGGTGCGCCACGCCGTCCACCACCACGCCGAAGGGCACGCGCGTGGTGGTGTCCGGGGGCATCGCGAGCTTGGGTTCCTCGCTGGGGCCGAACGCGCGCTCGATCGCCGCCCCGATGCCCGAGGGGTCGGCCGCCGCGCTGAACGCGGTGGCATCGCCCCCCAGGGCGTCGAAGCTGCCGTAGTCGTATTCCATGCCGGTTCCTTGTCAGTGCTGATCAGTTGGGCGGGGAGACCGAGTCGCCGGAGCCGGGCTTCGTCGCGAAGTTCACGCCCCAGCCCTCGTGGGCCAAAGTCATCTGCGAAACCAGGAACCCGTTCCCTGCGGCGTCAAGGTCCGTAAATGAAACCTGCGTAGGCCAAGCGTTGTAGATACGGAACGCTGCCTTGACTGCGGCATTAGCCGTGGTCACAGGGTGGTCGATGACCAGGATGTCGATGTTCGAGCGGAAGTCCTGGTCGTTGCTCCAGCTGCCAGTACCCTGCTGCACGGTGAACATGGCCTTGATCCAGTCCAGTGCCGGAGCATCCCCGAGGATGACGCCCTTCTGCAAAACGATCGGTCCAAAATCGCTCTGACCTGGCATCTTCTGGGTAGTTACGTTGTAAGCACCTTGACGGTAAGCAATGATGTCCGTCTGCATCCCGAGCCCGGACACGCTCATGAAACCGATCGGAACCGGCGTCGCCGAACCACCACTGCCGAAGACAGGGTGGTTAATTATGACGTGGAATTTAAAGTTCCTGAGAGGATCCGTGGCGTAATTCGCCAGGCTCGGGCTCTGTGTGACCGTGTTGGTGGCCATCTGCTCCCCCTCCCTGGGGGGTCATGCGACGATCAAGCAGCCAGGGGGCGGGTTACGGCAGGTTGCTGGCAACCTGCGTCGTGGAGTCGAACAGGCCGATCGAGATCACCACGTACTCGGCGGGCGCCGCCAAAGCCACGCCCACGGACACGTTGACCTGGCCGACGGAGGAGGTGGCGGGAGTGTTGTTCGTCGAGTCGCAGACCACCCAGTACGCCGTGGAGGCCTGCGTGGAGGCGAAGTACCCGGCCTGCATCAGCGCGGAGAGCTGCTGATTGACCGTGGAGGAGATCTTGTTCCACAGGATGTAGTTGTTCGGCTCCGCGACGGCGAACTGGAGACCACGCTTGAGCAGGTTCTCCACGTACATCAGCGTCCTGCGGATCGAGATGTACCGCGACGGCATCCCATAATTCAAGGTACGTACACCCATGATGCAGTACCCGTACTGGGGCACCTGCCGGATGATGTTGATCCCGGCGGTGTTGAGGCTGTCGAGGTCCGCGGCCTGGAAGACCGTGTCCACCCCGACCACACCCGCCAGCGCGGTGGAGATGCCCGCCGGGGTCTGGTACGTGCCGGTGGCCGTATCCGTGCTCGCGTACTGCCCCAGCACCGCGCCGCCCGGCGGCAGGGTGCGCACCGCGCCCACCGCGAGCGAGCTGGGGTCGTTGGTCAGCAGCCACGGACCGTACACCGCGGCGTAGGAGGTCTGCGTCCAGGGCGTACCGGATCCGGCGTTGGGGGCGAGGGCCGCGTACGCGGCCACCGTGGCGGCATAGGTGGTGGAGGCCTGCGGCGCGTCCACCACCATGAACACGTTGCCCTGCGCCGCCGCCCACGAGGTCAGGGAGTTGATGGTCGCCGCGGCGCTCACGCCGGGCAGGTTCAGGTTGAAGATGCCCTGCACCACGGCCAGCTGCTGCGCGGCGGTGACCAGGTTGATGTTGCCCGCGGTGCCGTCCGCTCCGGAGGCCAGGGGGGTGTTGGCCTGCACCGCGGGGGTCTGCGCCGTCGTCCACGGGGTCACCGCGGAGACGTAGGCGATGGAGATCACCTGGGAGCCGGTGATCGGGGAGTTGACCAGGGCGACGATGTTGCGCGGGTCGGACGGGTTGAAGGTGACCGCGACGTAACGCTCCACCACGTTGCTGGTGGTGCCCAGCGCCACGCTCAGGTCGAAGAACCCGGAGGTGCCGTTGGCCGTCACGGTCAGGAAGATGTTGTTGCCGAACGCGCCGACCGACTTGGCCGTGATCGTCGCCAGCTGGGCCGGGGTGCCCTGGGTGTCGTTCAGCGTGATGTGGGCGGCCACGGCGTCCGAGGCGACGCCCCGGATCACGTAGCAGCCGTTGCCGCCGTTGGCGAAGTAGGAGTACACGGCGAAGGGCAGCAGGTCCCCGCCGCTGCCGAAGCCGTTGTACAGAGAGGCGAACTGGGACCAGGAGGTCACCAGCGTAGGAGTGCTCGGCCCGAAGCTCGCCGTGCCGCAGAAGACCGCCAGGGCGGCGCCGCTGTCGGCGGTTGCGGTCGGCAGGGCGGTGAGGGACTCCTGGATGTAGACGCCTGGGCGCCCGAGGCTCATAGCAACTCCTTCATATCGACGTGACCGTCAGGTCGACGGAGGTAGCCGGTGCCGGTTCGTCGATCGGTGCCCAGATCAGCTCGGCGGTGGTGCGCACGCGCCAGGTGGCGCGCAGCAGGCGTTTGCCCTGCTCGTCGAGCACGGCGTCGGTTTGCGGGCCGCCGAGCACGTCCAGGCGGCGCACGGTGTTGTCCTGCGGCACGACCAGGTAGCCGTAGCGGGGCGGCAGGTAGTCGAACGAGGTCAACATGGTGGTCAACGCTGTGAGATGCAGCGCTTTACGACACAGCAGGGTGACGGAGTAGTCCACGAACATCGGGATCGGGAACTCGCTCCAGTACGGCGAGCCCGCCATCCCCGGCGCCCCGGGATAGGGCCGGTAGCCCTCGGGCACGTAGGGGATGCGGATGTAGCCGGTATGCGCGCGCGAGGGATCGAAGACCTCGTCGACGCGGTCGATGATGATCAACGGGAAGCTCTGGTCGGCGTACGCGTTCTCCGGCGCCCGAAAACGCACCGTCACCGGCCGCGCGTCGTTGGTGGCGTCCGAGACGCTCAGGCCTTGCAGCTTGGTCTTGACCGCGGCGTCCTCGTTGAGGAAAAGAGGCATCAGCGCCGCCTGGCGGAGGCGTTCGCGCATGCGTACACGGCTGCCTCCTACGATGCGGTATATGCGGATGTCCTGCGCATTACCAGCATCGATGCAAACAACAGCCGAGTGTTAGTGCCATTACGTAAGAGGCGCCTCTGGCCCGGATTTGAACCCTGTCGCGCGGCGCTGCTAGCCTCTGGCCTCGATGCGGATCACACTCCCGCATCGTGGGGGTGCCCACCCGGCCGCACAGATCCACAAAAGCCGGGTGGGCACTTTAATTCAGCGCATCGGGATCCACCGCGTACGCGGCGAACTGCGCGTCGTTGACCAGCTCGTCGGCCTTGGTCTGCACGGCGGTGATCGACACGATCAGGTCCGCGCGCTTGATCTGCCCCAGCGCGGTGATCTGCGTGATCCCGAAGACCTTCTCGTCATAGGTGATGCGGTCCCTGACATACGCGTTGGTGCGCACGTCCTGACGGGTCAGCCCGACGCGGGCGAGCTGGCGGAACCCCGCGGTCACCTGAAGCGTGTCCACGCTGTAAAGACCCTGCGTACCCCCGGCGGTGTCCTGCCCCTGGGTGTGCACCACGTGCAGCACCGGCACCGAGAACGGGCCGTGGAACACCTTGCCCACGCCGGTGGACTCGTCGTAGACGTCATCCTCCACCGACAGCTCGTGGTGGAAGCGCCAGTAGTCCACGATGTCACCTGCGAGGGACTGGTAGCCGCGCAGGCCCTTCTCGATGCTGCGCGTCTCCGCCCCGATACTGAAGCGGCCTCGCTTGAAGTCCAGGCGCCCCACGGCCTACCACCAGCCCCCGGTCGTACCGGGGTCGGGGATCGCGGAGGTGTCGTCGTCGCGGTGGTCGATCTCCGGCAGCAGCCGCTGCGGCAGCGAGTAGTCGTCGTACTCGCGCTCCTTATACAAGGGCACGAATCTTCCGGTGGTACGCGAGACGCGGCGCAAGGTGCCCATCTCGATCCGGTAGAACCCGACGTTGAGCTGCTCGCACAGTTCCTTGTACCGCGCGGAGACCGCGTCGATCATGCTCATCAACTGCGCGAAACGCTGCCCGCGTCCCACATGCGTGCCCTCGACCGTGTTGATGTCGATGTCCGAGCTGGCGTCGGTGGCCATCGCCCACAGGGCGTTGACGGTCGCCAGCAGCGCGAGGGGAAGGAACTCGATCTCCGGCAGCGTGGTCAGCGTCATCGGAGTCTCGACATACCGGATGAACCCGCTCGCGTCGCGGTCGCGTAGAGTCGTACGCCGGTTCGCGCAGTGCATCAGCACGGCCTCGTTCACGAACGTCTCCAGCTCGGTGTCGCTGAAGGCGCCTTGCGCCAGGCCCGCCACGATGAGGGTGGCGTTGTCCGGCAGCGGGTTGTACGCGCCCAGCAGCAGGATCCGGCCGACCTCGCTCAGCAGCGTGTAGTCCCGGTCCGCCACCAGGGGCGTGGACACCCCGCCGAAGACATAGGTGACCTGCGCCTCGATGATCGAGGACTCGCTCAGGTCGAATTCGCCGACCTCGCCCAGGCCGCCGAACGCGTCACGAAACGGCGTGGAAAGGTCCCCCAGTTCCGCGCGTACGCGGTCCACGACCTGCTGGACGGTGACCGGTGGGCTCATGGCTCACCTACGCCACGGTCATCGTCAGCGCGCCGACCGGCAGCTGGAGGCTGGAGTTCTGCGGCGCGGAGCCGGGGGTGTCCAAAGTCCAGAGCATCAGCGGGGTACCGGAGGTGCCGGTGGACACGGTCACCAGCGCGCACATGGTGGCCGCGGGGCCGATCCCGGACGCGCCGGTGAACGGCCCCCACAGCACGGCGGTGGAGTTCGCGATCTGATACACGCTGGCGCCGTTGAGCGCGGCGGCGCCCCAGGAGACCGTCTGCCGCGCGTACCCGGCGGCCGAGACCTCCGGGTAGGTCGCGAGGGAGGAGGCGTTGGACGGGGTCGCGGTGAGCAGCATGAGGTAGGTGGAGCGGGCAATCGCGCCGACGATCAGCGTGGTGTCCATGGTGCCCGAGAGGTAGTCCAGGGCGAGTTGGGCGCCGACCGGCGTGAAGTTCCCGCTCATGTCTCAGTCCTTGTTCTGCGGGTGGACGGCGGCGCGCACGAAGGCGTCCTTCGCCTCAAGCAGCTTGTGCAGGCCGTGGGTGAGCATCGGGCCGTCCAGGCGCGCCGCCATCTCGTGCGCCAGGTCGTGCACGGGCTTGGAGACGGCCGCAAGGTGCTCGGGCAGGTGCCCGAAGGAGAAGTGCTGGAGGACCTCGGCCACCGCCGGGTGGTGTGCCTTCTGGGACGTGGGTTCGCTCACAGCTGGCCTTCCTTCTGCGCGGGCAGGTTCAGGGGCTTGATGGTCAGGTTCAGAGCGCCGCTGTACTGGTCGAGGTGGCCGTTGGACTCCACCAGCAGGCCGCCGGGGTACCGACTTTCCAAGTGCTTGCCGATCAGGTCGATGACGGCCTGAAGCTGGGCGGGCTCGTTCTTCCACGCGATGTGCTGGGCGAGCTGGGCGTCGAGCTGCTGGCGCACCTGCTCGCGGGTGCCCGCGGCGGTCAGGGAGAAGGTCATGTGATCTCCCCGGGCAGGTAGCTCCAGGTGTAGGGGCCTTCGCCCTCGGACATGGAGGTCACCCACAGGTCGGCGTCGTTGCCGTCGATGTGCACCTTGAGGTTCGCGCTGGAACCCCAGTTGCGTACGACCACCGCGGCGCAGGTGTCGCCGACGTTCAGGGTGTTGCCCACATGCGGGCTGGTGCGCGCCTGCGTGACGCGCAGTACGTCATTGGGTCCCAGCCGGTACTGCACCGGCAGGCCCACCTGCGGCCCGGCGGGCTGCGGCGGCACCGGGGAGGGGACGGCGCTCTCGGTCACGAAATGTCCTCGAAGTCTGCGTGGAAGCGGCTAAGCGGCACACCGATGCGCCGCGCGTGCGGGGCGGTGGTCCAGCCGGTCTCGGCCGGTACCTGGCCCTCGTAGGCGTGGATGAGGATGACCACCGGTTCGGAGCTGGTCTGCACACCGGCAACGCCGGGCTCTGCGACCTCGGCCACCGTGAACGCGGAGCCCGCGTCCAGGGCGTGCTCGCCGTCGCCGATCTGCTCGCGGCAGCGCACCCGGTCCCCGACCGCCGGAGCGCTCAGTGCCACACGAACCCCTTGTCATCAAGGTGGTCCGCGAAGTCGCTGGGCAGCTTGTAGGTGCGCCCGGCCTCGAAGTCGTAGCTGGTTCCGGCGCCGTAGGTGACCTTCTCCAGGTCCGTGTTGATGCGCACGGTGCGGTGCGGCTGGCGCACCTCGACCGGTCCGGAGGGCTCGGGCGCGCTGGGCGGGGAGACGTAGTCCACGACCTCGCCCTTGACCTCGGCCTGGGCCTGCTGCGTCATCGTGATCTCCGCGGCGCGCTCCTGCGCGGCCTCGTCGCGCTCCTTGGCGAGGCGGTCGGCCTCACGGCCGGTGAAATCCTGCGGGCGGCGCCTGCTCGGCGGCATGTCGGCTCCTGTGTGTTCTGCGAGTCAGATGAGCGGACAGTGGCGGCGGGGTTCCGTCCCGCCGCCGCATATCCATGCGTACTTTTGGCCCTCTAGCGGGCTAGTTGGTCTGGACCACGACAACCGAGTTGTCGGTGATCAGGCCCATTCCGAGGATCGCGTACCAAGCCAGTGCATGTTCACGTCCGAAGTCCAAAACGCCGCCATCGCGCAATTCCACTGGTAGAGAGATCGCGTGACCGAAGGCGTTGTCCCCAAGGAAGGAAGCCGAGTACACCTGCTGCGAGGCGGTGTTAGTAGCTTGAGATACTTGGGTGGTCTCGATGAAGACTACGTCGTAGAGGCGGCCAATCTCTCCGAGCATAAAGTTCCCCGGGGCCGCATACTTAGTCACTTCGATAAATTCGGGCTGTTCACGCAAATGCCGCGACTGGTGAGGATGCGTGAAACCTACGTACGTTTCCCCTATTCTGGGGACATTTTTGACCGCGAGGGTCTCGACCACGTCGCGGATCGCTGCCGGGGACAGGTAGTACCCGCCGGTCAGCCCGTTCGTGGAGGTGCCCACGGTGCCGAAGTCGTACGGCGACTTGTTGGTGATCGTGCCGGACGGGTTGCTGTACCCGAACAGCAGCGAGGACGCCGTCAGAATCGTTGACTGGGCTAGGCCGTCGAGGTACTGCGCCATGTTGCGTCCGAGCAAACGGGACGCCGAGGCCATAACGTCATCAAACGATGCATTCAGGAGCAATTCGGTCACAGCGACGGCGTATCCGTGCTCGGCAACTGTGATCGAGAACTGCGACGCCGTCAGCGCGTTGGTGCTCATGCGCACACCCTCGACGAGCTGCGAAGCAGCGCCCAGGTTGTTGTAACGCATGAAGTTGATGGTCAAACCGGGCGAAACGCCCAGTTCGGTCTTCTTCACAGCAAACTGCTCGAATCGCAAGATCGGCATTGCCTGGAAGAGGATCTCTTTGGACCAGATTGTCTGGATTGCCTGGCTCAGCTGGCTGTTGGAGCCCGAGTAGTTCGTCGGGCTGCCGCTGAGATTCGGCGTACCGGTAATGGCATTGGCCATGGCCGACTAGCTCCTATCTCGGGCTGCGCGCGCCTAGCCGTAGAGGCCCGTGGTGCGCACGTGGTTGGAGGCTGCCGCGAGTAGTTGCTGCCGATACGCGCTGTACTCGTCCATGGACATCGCGGAGATGTCCTGGGGGCTCAGCGTGCGAGTTGCCGGGTCCGTGTCCAAAGGGCCGATGTTCGGGCGTCCGGTGGGGGACACCCCGCGCAGGTTGGCCTGACGTGCCTGCGCCGCTGCCGCGGTCAGTGCCTCGACGATCGCGGCGGACTTGGCTGTGAGCCGCTCGATCGAGGCGTCGATCTCTTCCCTGCTGTTGCCGGTCACCATGTCGAGCAGCTCCGGGGCGATCTTCTCCCGGTTCGCCTCGACCTGGGCCTGGGTGTACTGCCGCAGTTCGTTGAACGCGCGCTCCTTCTCGAAGATCGCGCGCTCCTCGGCCCGCTGGCGCTCCATCGCTTCCAGCTGCGCCGCCCAGCGCTCGGACTCCGCCTTGACGAAGTCCTTGGCCGACATCTCGGCCTCTTCCCTGGCCTTGCGCGCGGCCTCAGCGTCCTGCTTCGCCTTGGCCACCGCCTCGGCCTCGGCCCGGCGCTCCTCCTCCATCGCGGCGAGCTTCGACTGGAGCGTGCTGAGCGTCTCGGACTGCTCGTTGAGCCGTCCGTAGAGCTTGTCGCGCTCGTCCTGGCGCGCCTTGTTCAGGGCGCTCTCGTCGAAGAGCTTCGCCGGGGGCGGAGGGGTGGGGACCTGGACCGCCGGGATGGTGATGCTCCCGCTGGTGTTGGTCGCCGTCGTCGTGGTGTTGGGCTGGAGGTGAAGCTGGGTCGTGCTGGTGTTCTCGCCGCTCACGTGTCACGTCTCCGAAGCATTATTGGTGTCCGGATTTCGCCGCTGGGCGAGCTTGGTGCCAGCGGAGAGTGCCACGAGTTCGTCTTGAATCTGTTTCGTGTCCTTGCTCAGTCCCCCCACGCCCGGAAGACCGGGCAGGGAAGCCTGTGGGGCGCCGCCAGAGTCCTGCGGCGGGGGCGGCGGGGGTTCCACCCCCTCTGGGGGCAGTCCCGTCATGCTGAGGATAACACTTGATATCTGCGCCTTTAGAAGGTCAATGGCACCTTGTTGCTTCGCCTCTTCCATTTGCTCATCGAAGATCTCCGCGAGCATGTCGGTGGGGAACTCCTCGCCCAGGTAGCGCAGCGCGCCACGCTTGGAGGTCAGTCCCAGCTGGAGCTGAACCATCAGCTCGTTGAGCAGCACCAGGCGGTCGACCGGCAGCGGCGGCGGGAAGTCGCACTCGCTGCGGTAGATCAGCGGATCGGTGGGGTCCAGCTCGTCGGCCTGGCTCGGGTCGGTGCGCAGCCCCTCGGTGTCCGGGTTGTAGACCAGCGTCTCCGGCTCGAACATGAACAGGGTGCGCAGCGCGAGACCGTTGATGCGCGCGAATCCGGCGGAGTACTGGATGATCTTGCGGTGGTAGCGCAACATCATGGGTTGATATTGGATGCTTAACGCGACGCCGCTCGTGTTGCTCACCGGCTGCGCCTGGCCGAGCGCGTTCTCCGGCACCCCGGTCATCTCGTGCATCGAGGACTTGAGGAACTGGAGGTACTCGATCGCCCACTCAAGATCGATGTTGTTCTCAAGGTTGTAGACCTTGGCGTCCTTGGGCAGGCCTCCCCAGACCTTCCTCGGACCTTTTTCTAAATTACTTGCTTTGGCACCGCTGATGATCGTCACGGGCGCCGCGTGATAGTCGATAATCTCGCTTATGTTCGTAGCTTGTTCGTTGAACTCGCGGTTGATCGAGATGATGTCCGAGATGTCGGACAGACCCCACGGGCTGCCGGGCACCTCGATGTTCGTGATCGGCACGACGGGGATCTCACCGAGACCGTTGGGGTGACGGTCGATCAACTCGTCGTTGATGTACTCCTCGACCCAGTCGTCCGTAATTATCTCAGTGTACGTATATACTTGCCTTGTTCCTTCTGTGGAAGTACCCCAGAAGCGGTATTTCAGCTTGAAACGGACAAGTCGGTCAGGATCATGGGGATGATATTCAGGGAATGCGAACGTCGGGTTGATCGCGAGGATGCGCACCCGGCCGGGGTGCAGCATGCCGGAGGAGTCCTTCCACGACTTCTCGTAGGCGACCTTGATGAACACATCCCCGCACACCCCGCCAAGCTCCCCGATCTGCATCAGGAGCTTGTCCTTGACGTTATCGACCTCCCACACGCGCTTGAGCAGCGCGGGCACGATGTGCTCGAAGGCCTTGTCGGTGGCGAAGTGCACACCACGGCTGAATGTGAAGGCAGTGATGAACCGGGAGAAGGCGGCGCAGTAGTTGAAGGTGAGCTGCGTCTCACCGGCCTCGCGCCGGTAACCCCAGTGATGGCCCAGGAACCAAGCCAAATTCGAAGCGTAACGGTTCAGTCGCGGTCCGTGTACCTCAAATTCTTCATCAGCCAGTTCAACTAAACCTAATGGCGAGATGGCGACCGTCAGGTCGGATGCCGCGGCCCGCATAGAGGGGCTGGGGAACGACATAGACACCGCAGGCCCCTCCTCTCGACGACTTGATCTACAACTAGGGTTATCGCGCCCTGCGCGAGAGTGTTAGTGGCCCACCTGGCGGTGCATCTGTTGGATCAGCTCATGACTGCCGGTGTGCAGCAGCGCGTGGAACTCCTCAGAGGCGTGCTTGAGCCGTTCACGCCGTTCGCGCAGCGGATCGCGCCCGCCGTGCTGCGCTGGGGCCTTCTCCTCCGGCGGCTTGGCCGCTTCCTGTGCCTTGATCTGCGCGATGCCGATGCGCGCGTGACCACCGCGCACCGCTTCACGGGACTGCTCAGCGCGCGCATGCGCGGCCAAGGCCTCGTTCTCGGCGCGCTTGCGCGCATCGTCGGTCTCCGCGCGCGCCTGCTTGGCGTGGGCGATGGAGACCTTCTCGTCGGCGAAGTGCGCCTTCTCGACGTTCGCGTGTTGGGCGACCTTCTCGCGATGCGCGGCGACCTGCGCCTGGGCCATCTGATAGGTGGGGTGCTGCCTGCCCCTGTTCGGGTCGGCCGCGATCTTCTCGGCCTCGTGCTGCGCCTCCAGCACGTTCGCCGCCGCCGCCGCCCGCGCTACACCGGCGCGGTTGGCCAGGTGCCGGTGGTGCGAGGCCTCCTCCATGTGCCGCTCCGCCTCGGGGTTCTTGCCAGTCCCCGAGGAGGCAGCCGCCTGCTCCGGATGCGCTTCCAGCGCCTTGCGCATCTCGGCGGCCTTCGCCGCGTGCGCAACCGCGCCGCGTGTGTCACCGCGCGTGATGGCGTTGCGGTGCTCCCGCTCGTGGAAGGTGGCCAGCGTCCGCAGCTGATCCGCGTTGTGCATGGGCTGCGGCTTCGGCTTCGGCGCGGGCTTCGGCGCGCGCGCCGGTCCCTGGTGCAGATGCGCGTGCGCAGCGGCGTACGCGTCGGCATGGGATGGCGCCGGTTGTGCCGGTTGTGATGGTGCCGCGCGCCGCGCACCCGACGGGGGGGTGGCGGGTGCCTTCTTCGCAGCAGCGCGCGGCGGCTTGGGAGACGGTGCAGGAGCGGACTTCGCCGCCTTTTGCGGGCGCGCCGAAGGCGCCTGCGGCTGACCGGCGGTCAGCGTACGCAGACGCTCCTCGTGGTGTTCACGCGCATCGGGAGTCAGGTCCGCCCGCTTCAGGACGTTCCTGGTCCACTCGATGGCCCGATCGTTCTGCGCCATCGGCGTGCTCAGTCGTTGATGACTTCGGCGGCGGTGCGGTTCTGGTGCTTGCCGTTGCGCACGACAGCCTCGTACTTGACCTCGGCCGCGTTCGAGGTGCCGTGCGCGAACTCGCCCAGGAACGAGGGCGCGTCCGGCCACGCCGCGGAGCCCAGGTGTGCGCGCTCGCGCATCGTCTCCGCGGCGGGCTTCTCGTACACGTTCGCGTTGTGGTTCGGGCGACCCGGTGCGGTCTTGTAACCCTGCATGGCGCCCTTGACCAGCTCGGCCGGAACGTCTGTGTCAGTGGTGATGCCCTCTTGGAAGCGCAAGACGCCGCGCCGCTCCGGGTTCGAGGTCTGGAGAGACTCGAAGTGCGTCGGCGCACGCTCTTCGAACTGCGGAGACGGGGACAGTCCCATGAGATAAACCTCCTGCTAGGCCTACCTCATTGTCGGCACGCATCGCGGTGATGTGTTAGTCACGCTCGCGCGGCGCCAGCGCGTCACGCTGCACCGTCCAGATCACCGCCAGCCGCCAGAGAGTCACCGCCGAGACCAGCAGCAGGGTCGCGCCGTAGTACCAGGTGAACCAGCCATCACGCGTGAAGTGCAGGCCGAAGACCTGGCGCAGCGCCGAGGGCAACAGCGCCAGCAGCAGCGCCACATCCAGCGAGGCGACCGCGCGCCCCACCGGATTGCGCCACCAGGGAGCCAGCACGCTGTAGCCGACCAGGAACACGACGGTGGTCAAGAACGCCGTCAGCGCAGCGATGTTGTCGAAGCTAGCGGCGCTCATGGTTTTCTCCCGCCTCACGCAGCATCGTGGCGATGCGCGCCCCGAAATTGTTCTCCGCGCGCAGCCTGCGTAGCTGGGCGCTGAGATCGTGCACCTCCGACGCGCGGCTGCGCGTGTCCGCCAGCAGCTGCTCGCTCTTGCGTACCGCGGCGGCGGCCAGGTGCTGGTTTTCCTGATCGACGTGCGTGCGGTGCTTACGGCGCAGCAGTCGCATCCGGGCTCACCTCGATTTTGAGCGCCTCCGGCTCGACCGAGGGCAGCGAGCTAAGCACCTGGGTCGTCGCGCGCGCGACCTCCATCAGCTCGCCGACATGCGCGTCCGCCATGTGCCGGGAAATAAGGAGGTTTTCATATGCCCGCTGCCACGTGCGTGACTCGCGCTCAAGCGCCTCGATGTGCCGGTTGCGGTCATCGAGCCGGTCGCGCATCGTGCGGCGCGGCACGAGCTGGCCGGTGAGGATCAGCAGCACGATGACGCACACCAGCACCGCCGCGCTGGCCTGGAGTTCCGAAAGCCCGAATACGGTCATCCGCGTTCCTGCCGTTCGGCGTGCGCGGCCAGCACCTGCGCGTGCGTGGGGCTGTTGTCGGGATGGTGCTTGCGGCAGACCATGTACCCGGTGCCCGCCACCGGGTGGCGCCCGACGCGCCAGCAGCGGCGCACGTGACAGTTGTGCTTGCGCACGATGGCCAGCATGCTGCCGACGAGGACCACCTCACCGATGTCGGAGGCGAATCCGCTCCAGAACGCATACCAGGGGCCTGATACGTTGTCCACGCCGAGGACGTGCAGGAGTGAGCGCCAGATCACGAAACGTCCTTCGCGGCCACGAACTCGACGGCCGCCGGTTGACCGGCGCGGTGCCAGCGCAGCGTCTCCCATAGCGCGGCCGGTACGACGTGCACGCCGTAGTGGGTGCGGTGGTGCGCGGCGCAGAGCACTTCGAGGTTGCCGGGAGACTCGATCCAGGCCGCGAAGTCGTCGTCGCTGGCGAAGTGCAGACCGAACGCGGCCTCGACCTTCTGCGGGTCGGCGCCGTTCTGCTGACTGAACTCCACATGCATGTGGTGCAGCTCAGGCTGCCCGCTGCACAGATCGTCGTTCAGCGCGCACTTCCACAGCCCCTGTCGCTTCAGGCGCGCCTTGGCCGCCTCGAACAGGTGGTAGTGCGGGTCGTCCTCACGGGGAGAGTGCTCGGGGACGTGCGCGAGCAGATGAATCGTCAGCTTCTGGTCGTGCGCGGCAGTCACGGTGTCTCCCCGGCGGTAGCGTCCCTCCCACCAGCGTAAGAAGACACAGAACATGAGTGTTAAGCCGCTTAGTCAGCGGCACGAAGAGAGGCGGTCCCCGCTCCAACAGGAACCGCCTCTTCATGCGCCCGGTGCGTGCCTGACAGAGCGACTCCGGGTGCGACGCGCTCATTTTACACGCGTCAGCGGTTCCAGACCGCCAGGAACGCCGAGACCGTGAAGGTCGGCGAGCCGGTGCCGCCGACGGTCAGTCCGAGGCGACCGGCCGGGTACACCACACCCGCGGCGACCGCGGTGTAGACCACGCCAGTGGCGGCAAGCGCGGTGGTGGTCAGCGCGGCCGTGGGGTTGTAGCTCGTGCCGCCGTCCACCGACTCGAACAGGCCCACGGTCAGGGTCGGCGAGGTGCCGCCGGTCAGCGCGGTGATGTTGACGATCAGCTTCACCTTGGAGGCGACCGTCATGTACGGCAGCGTGAAATACGGCGTGTTGTCGGTGGCGGTGACGCTCGCACCCGAGAGCAGAGTCTGGACGTAGGCGTCCTGAAACGCGCCGATGTTGGCGTCGATCGAGTTGTTGGCCAGAGTCAAGGCGACGGTCATGGGGGTCCTTCCGTGGATCGTCCTCAAACCACGAGTGATCTACGGAGAGGCGGGTTAGTCGCTGGGTCGCTCGATCCCATCGTAGACAACGTCTTGATGTGACAGGTAGCGTGGCTTGCACCCAGAGACCAACTGTGGTGGAGTACTCCCGGCCTCCCTGGAGACCGGATACACATCTCTAGTCGGGATGAGCGAAGACCCTCGTAGCCGCGGGGGTCTTCGCGTTTCACCGGCCGAAGAAATCCCGGCTCTCCTCGACTTCCGGCATCACCGCGTCAGCGGTGAGCGCCACGGCGTTGGCGAGGGAGTCCACGTAGTCGTCGTGCGCCTCCGCCGCCTTGGGCGCGGCGACGATGATGTTCGGCCCCTCGTAGCGCAGCTCCGCGTCCTCCATCTGCGCCCGAAAGCGCCGCCAGGTACGCAGCCGCCGCGTCTTGGCGTGGCCCGGCCAGGCGATGTTGCCCGCCGACATCAGGTTCATCAGGTGCTTCCACCTCTTGGACTGCGCGCCGCGGTCCGAGGGCATGTCGATCACATCCACTCCGGGTAGCAGGACACGAAGACGCGAGGCCACCACGTCACCGACGCCGCCGGAGTCGATGCCGACGGCCAGCACGCTGTAATTGGCCAGGAACTCGACGATCCGGAAGTACTGGACCTCCCAGTCCAGGCCTGTCAAGTCGAGCCAATTAAGCACTCGATGTTCGTAGTTTCCGAACTCGTCCGGGTAGTTCCAGTTCACCCACACGATCGTGACCACGGTGCTGTCCTGCTTGCGGGCGCAGTCGATGCCGACCAGGCAGGGGGAGCGGTGGTAGGACTGGACGATCTGCATGGAGGTGTCCGACAGCTCGTCCATGCGCTCTGACGTGGTGAACTGCCCCTGCTCCAACAGCCAGATCAGCCGGTACGACAGCTTGAACTCGTCACTGTCCTCGCCGATGCGCAGGATTTCCTTGGAGACGAATTTCTTGTAGTTGATATTGGACTTGGCGACCAGCTTCCAGTCGGCCTCGAAGTGGTTCACCCGCCCGCGCCGGGATCCGGCGGTACGCCGGTTGTGCATGATCTGCCGGTAGAAGACACCCTTGGTGTACGTCGGGGTACCGGTCCACACCATCGTCGCGTTCGTAGACGCACCCATGGGTGTAATGGACTTGTTGACCACGCGCTCGTCGGCGTCCTGGGCTTCGTCGATCAAGATCAGGTGGTATGTGCGGCCCTCGATTTTCGCCCGTGGATGACAAGTCGTTTTGCGCACCAGCGAGCCGGAGCGCACCAGGCGAAGCTCCCGGCCCTTGGCGATGATCTTCTCGTCGATCTCCGGGTCCGCCATGATCTCCAGCGCCCGGTCGGAGGTCAGGCGCTCCACGATCCGGCCGTAGAGGTTGTCAGCCTGCTCATCCACAGGAGCGAACGCGCCGACCCACATGCCCTCGGCGAACTTGCCCAGCAGGTCCGGGAACGCCTTCGCGAGCAGCGGAAAGAAGATCATGCACGCGGCGACGACGTTAGCTACAGTCTCTGATTTGCCGGATTGGCGACTGAACAGGGCAGTGATGGTCTCGCCGTCGCCGATCACCAGGGACTCGATCACGCGCTTGGCGAAGACCGTCTGGTAGGGGCGCAGCGGGTGGCCGGACAGTTCGTCGACGACCAGGAGCATGCGCGCCACGATGTGGTCGACGGCCTCCTGGGAGAGCGGGTCGAGGATGACCTCGGACGCCAGACGGGCGGCGCGTTCAGCGAGCGTCTCGTCGCTGTACTCGCGCACCATCCCCTCTAGAAGCGCCTCGTCCATGCCACCGCCTTCTCAAGCCCCGGATACTTTCGAGGCTACGAGCGACTTGCCGCAGGGTGTTAGGGCGCACGCCATGGCGCTGAGCTGCGTATATACTCCAGGGATTCGGAGCTTGGAGGTAACAGTGATTACAGGGATTGCCGGGCTGCCCGAGGAACTTAACCCGCAGCTGGTCAAGCGCTACCCCAAGCACGGTAGCCGCGTCGAGACTCACGTCATCAGCATCAAGGGCGCGCCGGGCACCTACGAGTACGTGTTCATGGATTACCTCGTGCGCGAGGGCCGGTACGCGGTCGGTGGCTACATCCTGCCGACAAGCGTGTTCGAAGCGATGGCTTCAGACTTGGGCGAACGGCGCATGCGGCCACGCCCTCGGAAGCGCCAACTGTGAAGAAACTGGACGTCTACTGCTCGACGTGCAGCAGACCCTTGGGCGAAGGCCTCCCGCGTCGACGATACTTCTGTGACGAAGCGTGCGAGATGCTCTTCCCCGGCCTGCACGGCGTACGCGACGCACTCATCAGGGAACTGGTGCACAGCGCCGCACGCTCCAACGAGCAGATCGCCCGGATGCTCGGCGTCTCGGAGGCGACCGTACGGCGCGTCATCGCAGGGAAATAGGAGTACTCTGGTAGCAGCATTGGGGAGGGACGTTGCTATGGCACGCTTTTTGAGGCACGTCGCGTACTGGTTCGCAGCCTTCGCGCTCGGCGCCGCGGCCAAGGAGCGCAGTGACGTACGTCGCGCGCAGAACCCGCTCCTGGAGAGCGCGTGGACCGGCATCAAGTTCGTACTGGTCATCGAGCTGCTGGTGTGGCTCCTCATGTTCCAGGGCGCGCACACCGTATACATGTGGTTCGACTCGCTGATGAATTAGAGCCGGAACTTACCGCTCAGCCGCTCCCGTAGACCGGCCACCAGCGCGGCCTTCGCCCGCAGGTGCCCCTCGACCTCTTTGAGCGCCTCGGGGGAGCGGGTCTGGGTGAACACCTTCCAGGACTGAGTCAGCGAGTTGATCTCCTGGTCCATCCAGCCGACCATCTGCGCCTCGTTCATCTGGCTCACCCGCTTGCGCATCCGCGCGTCCTTGAGCCCTTCAAGCAGCCTCATGCATGCTCCTCGATCAGTGTGCGAACATCCGATTCGATCTTCTCGTGGCCGCGGAAGCCGATCGACTCCAGCGCCTGGACCTCGTCCTCGAAACCGGTCTCCCGCCACCACCCCAGCACCAGCGCCCGGCGCCTGGGGATGCGCACCACCAGGGCGCGCGGATCGGCGCGATACGGCGGATCCATGTCCTGACAGCGCTGCCGGTAGACCAGCGGGAATCCCGGCAGCACCCGGGTGACCTCAAGCAGGGGACGCGGCCGTCTCACTCCGGGTCCGCCTGAAAGAACCGCGTCGGGCGAAACGCCTCGTCCACCGACGCGTACGGGTAGGAGTCCAGCACCCGGTCGATGAACCGGCCGGGCGACGCACTGCGCTGAAGGTTGCGCCACACATTGCGCGGCACGTTGTAGTACTCGTACACCGCGCCCTGCGGGAAGCGGGAGTCCGCGCCGACACGAAAGCGCACCCGCACCGTCTGCGAACGCGAGTCGTACCCGGCGGCCTCCGCACGCGGACGGCGCGGGTTGCTCGGACCCTCCGGCCGATCCGGGTGCTTGAGTGTCATCGAGGACTGCGCGCGCAGATCCTGGGTGAACAGGATCGAATCATCCCCGCGGATCGCCTCGACGATCCCGCGCTCGGTGCGCCGCCGCTCCTTCTGGATCGCGCGGCTCTGCTCGCGCGCGACGATCTCGCGTTGCGTCTCGACCGGAAACTGACGGATCGGGCGCCCGCTACCCGGCTGCCCGAACGGGCCGGAACCCACGTGCTTCTCCCACGCCGCACCGGCGATACCCCGCGACTGGCGGCGCGGAGCCTGGATCGGCGGAATGGAGTTGCGGCGCCGGGCCATGACTCAGCCCCGCCGGATCTGCGGACGGGTCGCGTTGTACCGGCGCATGCACCCCGCGCAGTACGCGATCGGACTGTGTACGCCCCCGCCGTCCACGGTTTCGACCGCGGGCTCATCCGGGTGGTTGAAGCACATCTGCGTCTCGTCCGGTGCCTTCGCTCTCGGCATCACGACCCCTTCCTACGGTTACATTCACCGTAGGATGAGGCCGCCGCCGGGTGTTACTGCGGCAGCTTCACCAGACCGGCCGCACTCGGCCGCCCGAAGCCCTGTGGGCGCATCCGCGCATCCTGCACCCGAGCCATCAGGTCATTGACGCGCTCGATCCCCAGCAGCAGCGCCACGTCATAGAGCGCCACCAGATCCTGGGCCAGCGCAACGGCGACACGTTCGAACCCGGTCAGCAGCACCTCATCGCTCGCACCGGACTCCAGATCCATCAGCAGCGCGCACAGCTTCGCGGAACGCGTCGCCGACACCTCATCCAGCGCCGCCGTCACCCGGGTCAACAGGGAGACCGCACGCATACGGTCATTGAGATCCATCGGCTCCACGCCGTACTGCGTCTGAAACGCCGCGGAACCCCGCATCGGCTCGTACACACGCGCTCCCTAGACCACAGCAGTTCTCCTGCTGCGAACCTACGGCCGCGCCGCGTCCCGATGTGATGGCCGCGAAGCCTCCCGGTTCTCCGCCACCCGCCGCAGAACCAGCGCCTCCTGCGCCGGATCGAACACCTTCCCGGCCCGCACCCGCTCAAGCAGCGCGGCCGGACCGAGCTGGCACACCAGCTCATCCCACACCGCTAAGCCAGGCGCACTGATAGGGCCGGACTTCCCCGCCAGCGCACCGTTGCCGGACAGCTTCAGTCCGGTGCGCACATCCGACACGTCCCACACACTGCCTCCCTCGGCCACCCGAGGCGGGCGCGCGCGCCACTTCACCACCCGCGCGTCCGAGAGGAACGTCAGCAGCAGCTCGCTCTCACACTCGGGACACAGCGGCGCCTCATACGAACTTTCGTTCACCGCTACATAGGTACCGCGTGCATCCGGGACCGGCTTTCCACAGTACTCGCCACCAGGTTTCTTCCTGCCGCACGAGCCATCGGGCGCCATCGACACTCCTACACGAGGGGTAAATCTGAGCTACGAGACTACCAAGCGCTCTGCCAGCAGCTACACCCCTTCGTAAAATCGTCCGGCGACCGCTTCCCCACCGGGAACCGGCACCGCTCGCACACCGGCAGCGTCAACTTCCCCTCCGCCAGCAACTGCCGTATCGCAAGATCAAGCTCGGCATCCTCGATCTCATCCCACCCCAGCGACTGCTTCGCCATGAGACCTCCTTGGTGCCCGCGCACGATTCTGGTGATCACCCTGCACTACGAACGTGTGCTCACAACAGCGAATGCGCGCCATTGGGCCGTCCGAGTGACGAGCGACGAAACATTTCCCATCGCAGGTGTCTGTCGTTAACTTCGGTCACCGGCAGTGCACGCACGAACGGGAGACGTGATGACCGGCTTCAGAGAGTTCCTGGACCTAGAGGAGAACCTCACCAGAACCGCCCTCGTCCTGCGGGAGAACGCCCTGCGCGCCGCGAATGACGTGGACGACGACCGGCTCTGCTGCTGGCAGACCGAAAAGGTGGGCGGCCAACTGCAAGTCGTCGAGGTGCGCACGAACAACACCGGCGCGACCGAGATGGCGATCGTCACAGTGCCCACCGACGGTAGCTTCGCCGAGCACATCGCCGCAACGCACCCGCGCGCGATGCTCGCGCTCGCGCAACTGCTGGAGCACCAAGCCCAGCGCTTGATGGGCACACCGGCCATCGGCCTGGGCTCTCTACTGGACAGGGACCTCAAAGCCTTCGTCGACGCCTTCGACGTCGATCTTCATGACTAGGCCGGACACGTGCCCGCACTGCGGCGTGAGCCTGCTGGGCGAACCGATCGACCCGGCGAAGATCTGGACACCCGAAGAATGGGCGCTGCCCTGGGCACAGCGCCCCGCGAACAAGTTCTACGCACCAGGCTCGACGCACTTCCGGCGCGACCTGGCATATGAGGACCATGACGTGTACGACGGAGTCCTCTACTACATGTGTCCGGACTGCGACGGCGCGTGGCACTTTTGGACTAAAGCCGATGGAGCGCGTTACCGGGCCGCACAGGAGGCCGTTGACCACCACAACCGGCACCGAAGGACAACTCAGTGAACGAACCTCGTAACCGCATCCTTCGCATACGCGACAACGACGAGCTGCTGCGCGCCATGAGCCCCGCACAGCGACGCGAATTTCACCACCAGATACGCCGACTCGACGAGATGGCCGAGCACTGGGCATGGATCGACGAACTCGAAGGCGACCTTGAGCTTGCTCTGGCCGCCGCAGCCGAAGGCGTCTTCAACTGGCCGCAGCGCGAGCCGCACAGCCTCACCTACGACATCGCCACCGACCTGGGGACCCTGCGCTGCGCCGCCCAGGAAGCACCCCCAGGCGAGGGCCTGCACGTGGTCACCTTCGCAGACCTCGAAGTCGCCCAGAACCGCCTGATGCAGGAGCTTGCGGACTACTACGACACCCACGACGCCGTCACCGGCCGACGTTTCGAGAAGGAGACGCACGCATGAGCCAGGGTGACATCCCCACCCCGCAACAGATCGCAGAGATCGAAGACTACGACAAACGCGTCACCGAGAACCTCTCCCTGCCGCAACGCCACCGGCGCACGCTGCTGGGCTGGGTCAACGCGCTGCTTGAGGAGAACCGGAGACTATCCGAGCGCAACCACCAGCTGCCCAACGGAGGCCAGTGATGCCACCGATGGGACCCCAGGAGCTTGCTGACTTACGCTACGCCGTGGACGACCCGGCGGCGGAAAACCAGATGTGGCCCAGCAGCGTCGTACGCGCCCTGATCAAGGAGATCGACCGCGTCACCGCGCTGTTCGACGGCCAGGACGACGACCTGGACCGCTTCATCCGCCACCAGGTCGCCGGTGACCGGCGCTTCGCGGTGGAATACCTGCACTCCGGCGCCTGCGCCAAGCTGCGCGCCGTACGCCACCGCCACCAGCCCTTGCAGGGGCCGGACGGCCTGTACTGCGCGTGGTGCTCGCACATCGCGGGCCTGCGCGTGGACTACCCCTGCGACACGCTCCTGGACATCGGACCGGAGGACGATCTGGAAACCCTCGCCGCCACCCGCGGCCAGGGTGCGCCTCGTGCACGCGCAATTGCAGCGATGTCCACGCCGGAGCGCCTCGTCGACGGCATCGACCTGAGCCGCACCTACATGGACCGCGATGGCGTCAAGTGGTGCTGCATCGGCTGGTTCCAGCCCTGGGGCCAGGAGCGGTGGTTCCCGATGATGAGCACCATGACCGGCCGCCACCCCGACTACGTCCTGGACACCCTGCTGCACGTACGCGGTCCCCTGACGGTGGTCAGCGAGCCGGTGCAGACGATCGTGACCGGCGCATGGCAGCCACCCGCCGCCGAGATCCTCGTCTTCTCCTCGATCAGCGCCGGAATCGAGGAGACGACGGAGCAGCGGTGATGTACGCCGAACGCAAGATGACCGACGCGCGCGCACGCGGGGACACCCGCGCCGAACAGTACTGGCGGCACGTGGCGCAGGTCATCGACTCCTGCCCGCCGCTGACCGCGCGCCGCAAGGCCGACCTGTACCTCATCCTGGGAAGCGCAGACAAGCGCCCGGTGGTGCGGGAAGCTGGAGACGCACAGCCCTTGCCACGACGAAGGAGAGCACCATGAACGAGACGATCACCAGTACCGTGCGCAACATCCGCAGGGTCCCGCTGGGCGAACTCGCAGGAGGCGGTGCGCCTCCGGCCGATGGCGCGTTCAACTCATCGATCTAGGAGCCCACATGGACACCGCACAGCCCCCCACCGAGTCCGCATCCGGGGAATCCAGCGTCCTGGCCACCAGAGTCCGCGACATGCGCCGCGTCTCGCTACGGGTCGCCCCATCCAGTACCGGCGACTTCCAAAGCTCGATTTAGAGGCTGCTGGCGAGAACACCGCGCCGGACAGGTGACCGGAAGGTAAATTCTGCCTCTAGCCGCCCGTAAGAGCGCAGGCCGGACGGTAGACCGGAAAATACCCGCCAGTTGGCGGTATACGCCACCGCGCGCCAGCGTTAGCATCGCAAGCGTGTTCGGGCACACCTTGGTAAGTCCCTTATGGCAGCAGGAAGCCGGGGCGTTTTCAACGCGCCCCGGCCTCGTCGTACTGCTATTACGCTGCCGCGTCGTAGCCCAACTGGCGCAAGCCTTTGGGCCGTCTGAAGCCAACGCTCTGCGCTACGGGGATCACCGAACTCTCCACCACGAGTTCAGCCCGGTTGAATCCCACGGCACGCAGCGCCTTCTCGACGCACAGCAGCCCGATCGCGCCCGCCTGGTAGAGGCTGGTGGCCTTCACGTCAATGGAGATCACCAGCCTCCCGGTGCGCGGCGGCACCGGAAAGGTCTCCTCGACCGTAGGCGCCATCAAGGCGAGCCGCTGCGCCTCGTCCATGGGCTCGGCGTCCTGCGGGTCGACCACGGCCAGAGGGACCGCGTAGCGCGGTTCCGGCTCGACGCGCTCGACCTTGAAGATGCCGGTTCGCGGGTCCCTGGCGAGTGCCGCCTCGATTTTCGCGACGTCGGAGAGTTTGCTCGGGCCTTTGGAATCTACGACCGTGACGGTCGCAAACGTGCTCACTCTGGCACCTCCCATAGCTGGAAACGGACTGATGAAAGTCCCAGCCAGGGGGAGTGCCCGAACGCTGCCTCCAGACTGGGTGCGAGCGCATGGATTCCCGAGGGGGCCGTGTGCTCGTGCAGCACGTACGTGGCGTCGACGTCGCATACGTGCGGATCCTCCAGGAACTGATATTCCTCAGCTCCAGGCGTATTTCGAAGGACCTGCCGCAGTACTGCGATCTCATGCGGACTCACGGCCAAACCACCCCCGCCGCGCAGGCTGATCCGCGCGGCAAGCAATCTCTTCTCGTTCATATCGCCCGATTTCCGAGCTTGCGCCCCTCCACGCCGTGACACACGGCGTCTTCTGCCTCCCAGCCCCGACGCTTGCGCTCCGCAGGCTTCCGTGGACGCACACTAGCGCTCTCGTGCACGCGGCGCTTGCAAATGCGCAAACTCGCCACAGCACCTTTATCCGAGCCGACGCCGATGTCCGGCGCCGTCCCGGCTCGATAGGGCATCCGCACACACCCCCTTCACCGATCATGTTCCGTTGTGTCGCACCAGGACGCGTAAATCAGCACCGCGCCCCGGCCACCACGCCAGATTACCCTCCGCAGGCACTTTGTCGAGGGGTTGGAGGACTGTGCCGGACACGCAATCTGTTGTTTGCATCCTGTGACATGCACTGACGCCCCGCAAATCGTACATACCAGCGAAAAATAGGCCTCGAAATAGCTACGGGGGTCCCTATATCGCCTTGTCGACAATGACGAACCGCTACGGCTCATGACGCACGGCTATTCCAGCCGGTCAGCGCCGTACGTACCTACTGAACGGCCCCATCCGTACTGATTTTTGGTGCACCCCCCTCCAACTTGCGGGAGTTGCCAGGCCCCCTTGTCAAGGCCTTGATCATTAAAGGTGGGAGGGGGTCAATATCTTGACACATAACAACGCGCGTACATGCTGCTACGTGTACACCGAGCCGTATATACACAGCACCGACGAGCTGACCAGGGCCGTAGGCTGGTATGTCCCTTTTGGTATCATGAAAACACACGTTTTCATGTATGCTGACCAGGGGAAACGTCATTTTGAGCGTTGTCAATGGGCTCTCAGGATGTGAGACACGAAAAAGAGGCCTCTGCGACAGCTGTTGATAGCAACCCATGTACTAGTTACGCCCATGTACGCAGGTGGACACAGACCATGAAGTAAATCAACCACTTGAGAGGCCTGGCGTACCAAGGGGGTAGGTGGCCGGGTAGTTGTTATCGCTGGTCCACGTGTCCACCCATGTATGTCTCTCTATGCCTCTGTACCTATAGGAAGCTGTGGACACACTTGTACGGGGCGCGCGATTATTTTTCCCCTTACAGGTCCTAGGGTGATGTAAGGCTGTGTATGTACGGGGTAGCGTGTAGTGGTGTGTCAGGGCGGGGGATTACCGGATTGGCGCGCGGTATTATCGGATTACCTGCGAGACATGCTGTTGCCACCGTCTGTCTCTATGTGTTGTCAGTGGACTAGGCAACATATTGACTAGCGCGCGAATTTTCGCCCTTAGCGCGCCGCGCGGCTTACCTGGCAGGGGAGCGCTTAGCCTGGCTTGCCTCGACACGGGCATACGAGCCGCTGTAAACGCTTTTGATCATGTTCCCGGTATCTCTGGACCAAAAATACATTTGATGTTGCTAGCGAGGCTGTGAGCGGCTCTCGCGCGCGCACGCGTACGCGCGTGCGCAGCGGGGGAGGGTGCTGGCAGGGGAGCGCACTTTCGCGAGCCCGCCGCGCGCCCCCACAAATACAAATTTCGCACGTAAATTAGGACACGTGTCATGGGGTTGTCACAGAACTTGACGTCGCAATGCTCTGCGACGCCTCCATTTTACCGACGCTTGTCGGTAAATAGTTCGCAGGTCAGAGCATTTTTAGGCATGATCCAAAAATTGCCTCTTGCGCTCCACTGGGCACGCGTGCCAATGTTCTCGTTGTCGGGCCGCAAGGGAACGGGCCAGGCGAGACAACCAAATGCACGGCCGCTCGTAAGGGTGTGAGCTGTGCCATAGCTAAGGAGTGACCATGCCTAGGACAGGCAAGGGCACGCGCAACCGTCAGAAGATGGCGGAACTTGCGACCGTCAAGGCCGTAAACGCGCGCTACTCCACTCACGAGACAGCCGCTCGTATTGAGCGCGCGGTCTTGCGAGCGACCGGGGAGCGGATTCCCTCACGCGCTGTCTTCAGCGCCATGGGCATCCGGCCGGTTGAGGGAATGGCGTCGCGCGGCCAATGGCTGACGCAGCGCGCCATGAGTGAGTCGGTCTCGACCGGAGCGCCTGACGACCGCGAGTTTCCACGCGGAACGGCGCACACGGTGGCGTCTGTCGAGCCTGCCAGTAAGGCGGGAACGGCGACGCTACGCAACCGGGCGATTCCGCAGATCACGGTGGCGACACTGCGCCGGGAACTACGGAACGCTACGCGCCGCCTCACTGAGGCGGAGCTGTTGATCGCCAAATGGGAGATCGACGATTCGATCATCTTCCTGGCGATTTTCATCGGGATGCAAGATCGCTACCTCGCGACCGGTGACTATCAGGCATTCATTCGCGAAGTCGATCAACTCGACCTTGCGCGGGAAGCGTCAGGCTACTGGGCGCAGCACATGCTCTCCGACGTGCGCGCCGGGCAGGCTACGGCTGACCGCGTACGCGCCGCGATTGACGCTCTGCGCCGTAACGACGTGCGCAACGGTCGCGCGCCGCTGAAAGTGGCGGATTGCAAGCTGTGGGAGTCGCACACTCCCGAGCCGGTCAAGGTCACGCGCGCCGCGCCGGTCGCAGTATTCACCGCGCCGGTCGAAGATCACGCGCAAGAGATCATGCACGCTAACCCGTACTTCACGCGCGGCGACGCGTAGACAGGAGGCGCCCTACGGGGCGCCTTCTCTTTTGCCCGAGTGCGCTGATGAGGGTCGCTCCCCGCACGGAGCGGCCCTCTTTCGTTCGCTCGGACAAGGGGTTTGACATGGGTGTGATCGTCTACAGCACGTCATCGGACGGCAATGTGACGCCGTTGCACGGTGACAGGTCATGGCGCGACGAGGCCATGGCGCGCGGGATCGCCGCCGGGTTCGCGCCTGAGCAGGTAGACGCGGTCTTGAAGCGTTACCGCTCTGCGTAACACGCATGTGTCTTGGTGAGCGCGGAAATCCACAATCCGCGCTTGCCGAAATCCGTGAATGTGTTGCGAATAAATCGGTGCTCATTGGAGGGCGAAAATGGAAATCGACGACGGCCCGTCCATCACGTTCATGCGGCGCACGTTGGCCGAAGTGATCGGCGCATGGTTGGGAGACGTGACCACGGCGCAGATCAAGGCCGCTTACGCGGCGTACACCGGAGCGGCTTTTATGCCGGTTCGCCAGCTCCGCGAAATCCTCGGAGCGTAGCCACATGGCGCGACGTACCGAGTGTCAGACGCCGGACGCGCAGTATCACACGCGCATCGGCGCAACGACGGTCGAAGTGCGCGTGGAGCTTCCGCGCGCTCTCGATCTGGACGAGGAAGGCGCGAAGCTGCTTGAGGACAACTTGCACAATGCGCTCGAATTGGTCCTCGCGCGGTATTTCGCCTGAGCAAATCCGCGTCGGCGCGGGCACGGAATCCGCACTTCCGTGCCCGCTCCAATGCGTTGCTCCGTGAATGCGACGCAGAATATCCGCTACCGGAAAGGTTTTTCTGTGACCAAGCGCGTCCTCGTGCAAGACATCTGCGATTTCTTCGGCATCGAGCGGTCCGAGTGGGACAAGCTTCCGCCACGGTACAAGACCGAGCTGCGCGCGGACTTCGGCGACGGCTCGCTGACCTACTAGGTCGCACACACGTCCCGCCTCGGCATGAGAGGGGAGCCGGGGCGGGACACGGGGGTTAACCTGTCAGGAATCGATGAGAGGAGCGCTGTGGACGAGCGGAAATACGCTGATCCGGCAGCGGCGAAAGCCGCGCTCGAAAAGCTGGCCGAAAATCGGGGAGTGATCGAGAGCTGGGAGCTGACGACGCAGCAGCTCTCCGAGATCGCCGCGACTCTGGCGTGGGGCTACATCTCGTTCGACCCGCATGAAGCGGCGGCGTACTACGCCAGACTCGGGGAGCAGGACTTGCGACGTGAGTCGATCGAGGCACTGAGCTGGTTCATGGTCGGCCGCAGCGGCAGCGATGAGCAAATGGCGCTGGGCCGAGCGCTCAGGTGGGCCGAGGGATGGGCCAACCACTAGCCTTTCAGGAATCGATGAAGGGAATCGGGTGCAAGTAAGCAAGGGTTGGCAGCGCGGCTTTCAGAGCGTGGTCACGCCGCCGGAGGGTGAACTGCCTGACCGCGCGCACGGCCGGATCTTCGTTGACTACTCAGAGCTGTACGAAGACCAGATCCGCTGTCTCGCGCGGCGCTTTAAGATCACACTCGCGGAGGCTGAGGCGCGGCTCGACGTCACTTCGGCCTGGTCGGGTGATCGAACGCCCGGCTATACGGTAGACGGATGGACGTTCACCGATCGAGAGGTGATCTTCAACAAGGATCTATCCCTCTTGATCTACGCCGACGAGATCGCGCCTCCGCGTGCCACCCTGCGGACTGAGGAGAGCGCGCGCAGGTTCCACGAGTCCGGCTGACCCGGAGAGCACCGGGAACACGGGCGGCGATCCGTGTTCCCTGTAGTCCCTGCGGTCGATAGGAGGATCAAATGCCTGAGATGGATATGGCCGGTGCGATCCGCGCCATTCTCAAGGGCGAGGCTGAGCCGGTCGTCAGAGACGGCGTGCTCGTGGGATTGGTGATGGACATCGAGGAGCCTCACGGTCGGCGAATCGAGCCGGAAGAGCGCGAGGGGGCACAGGAGCAATGCGCGCCCAGTAAATCGCAGTGGGTCGTGACCGTGATCTACGGGAGACTTCCCCCGGTTGGCGGCGACACGGACTACGACAACGGCTATTACTGGGACGAGCCGGGGGATGCGGAAATCGCCTCGCTCGTGCCGGATGGTTACGAGCTGCTGGAGTCCAAGATCCTACGCACGGCCGGTCACCCGGACGGCGCGCAAACCGAGGAGTCTGAATGAGCACGCCGCTGGCTGCGCGACGCGCGCTGGCCAAAACGCATCGACAGGTCAAGGAGATCCAAGAGCTTCTGGAGGACGAAAAGGTCCACCTCGGCGACATGGTGATCACCGACGCGATGCACGTGATCTCCAAGCTTTACGCGGATCGGTGCTTCCCGCTCGCGTTAGAGCACGGCGTGCCGCTGCGGGAGATCACCTCTGCGGTAGCCAACGCGGTGCAAGGTGCCGGGCACATCGCGTGTGCACGTCTCATCGTCCAGTCGAACGGAAACCTCCTGCGCGTGCCCGAGGAGCGCGAGAAGGCGCATGAGTGCATCCGCTTCGCCGCCGGTCGGATCAATCGGATGATGCTTCTCGTCGACGCGCACAAGCCATAGGAGAGCTGATCATGGGTGTACGGCAGCGCATGGAAGAGATCGGCGAGTCCGCGGCGATCAAGGAGGTCATGGACTCCGGCAAGCCGCTCGACAGTGACGCGGCGCGGATCATCGCGGGCTGGTGGCATGGCGGTCAGTCATCGGGGCTGTACTCGTTCAGCTCGTCCGGGCACGTCTCCGCGCGAGCGCTCAGCGAGACCTACGCCGATATCGCCAAGTGCGAGAAAAATGACCAGAAGGCCGAGATCCCCGCGCTGTGCGCGCTGGCTGAACACCTGCGCATCGCGCTGGGTCCGGTCACGGAAGACGACGAGGAAGAGTGATGATCGGCACCGTGACCACGGCCGGTCTTCTCGACCGATGGCTTGAGTCACGCGCTGTCCTGCGGCTACTCGACGAGGCAGAGCACCCGGATATCGTCGATAAATACGGCCGCGTCTGGACGTGGATGGACGGCGAGGTATATCGGCACGAGGGAATGGCCTGGCCGAAATGGGCCTTCGATGACCCCGACAGCTACGGTCTGCCGTCCCCCGAACTCGCCAACAATCCGAACTACCAGCTCTGCGAGATCTGTCGGCAGGCTTGGCCGAAACCCGAGCCGAACAAGGAGTAGAGATGCCACAGGATATCGAGCTTCCCCATGACCGATTCGGCCGCAGGCGGGATACGGTCCACACGTTCAAGCCGAACACCGGCGCAACCCTCTGCGGAGTGCAGGCGTCCGTACCGAGCGACGTATGGCTCGCTCCGCGCGAGGGCGGGCCGGGCCACATGTGCGTGGAGTGCGACCGAATTTTCCGAGAGGAGAACGACGGTAAGTGGGCGCGTCCCCCCTTCGAGAGTCCGCAGGAGTTGGAAACGCGGGCCGCCAACCTGGCCCGCGTTTCCGTAGGGACGATCGTCCGCGTCTCCTATCGCGTATTCGACTTCCCGACCAATGACGGCTACTGCCCGGCGCGCGTCGTGGAAATCGCGTCCGAGGACGGCGTGCTCGTCGTGCTTCTAGAAGAGGCACCGTACTTCCTCACCGAGCGCGAGCGTGTCTATGCCGCGCACAAGGTCGGCAAGACGTACCGCGTCAACGCCGAGCGCGTCAAAATCAGCTGATCAGCTAGCCCCCGTAGAGCCGTGCATTCGGCCCATCCCGGTATAAGGCCGGACGGGGGCTCTTTCATGCCCGAAATCGATCCGGATAACCGAGAGGGAAATCCATGGACCTGAATGGCAAGCTTCTGCGCGCGGTTTTGGAGAGCGTCGTGCGCGAACTCGACGACGACGCGATCACCACCCTGCAAAACCACGGGATCAAGGGCTCGCCGGGCGACGAGTGCGGCTGCCCGGTCGCCAACTACGTGCGCCAGCGGCTCGAAGCGCTCTACGACACCGCGCGCACCGGCCGCTACGTGGTCGTGTCCGTCTACTTCGACCTGCTCGAAGCGAACGTCTACAGCCGCAGCGAATGGCTCGACGGTGCGACGATCCACGACGTGCACAACGACATGGGCGCGTTCGCGTTCGTCCACCGCTTCGACCAGCGCGCGAGGATCGAGGCCAGCCCGTACGCCGCGCTGGTCAGCTGACCGGCGAGTACTGTCGGACGCGGCCGGTAGCTTCGGCCTGAGAGGAGCTGAGATGGACTACGACTACATGCGCGCGTGGCAGCGCGCCGAGTGCAACGGAACCTCGATCGCCGATGAGTGGGACCGCAGCTGGACCGGCGCGGAACTGGCCGAGTTCAATTCGGACGACCCGGATCAGGTGGAGATCATGCGGGACGTGATCGAGATCGATGCGAGGACCGACAGGGACGTGCGCGTCAAGCAGCTTCAGCGGCGCAACAAGGCGCTGTGCGCGCGGCTTGAAGAGATCGACCCGGACTTCGACCCGGACGAGGTGATCTAGTGTTCGTGATCAGTTACCCGGTCTGCGAGAGCTATTTCGCGACCAAGGAGACAACCGGCAAGTTCTTCCTTCAGTGGGACCGGGACACCGGCGAGTTCATGATGGGTGTCAACACGCCCGGCAGCGGTCTGCGCGCGGTCGCCAATCCGAAGTACCAGTCCGCGAAGACTCAGAAGGAAGCGCGCAAGCTCGCCGAGCAGTTCTACGCGGAAGCCGAGGAGGAGGAATAAGCGATGGCCGATGTATTCGTCTACGAGACCATGCCGGGCGACGTATTCGCGGTGAGGGTCGGCGACAACATCGTGGCGACGATGCGCGAGGCCGACGAGGGCGTGATGGCCTGGTACCCGGCGGAGTCCAGCGAGCCGGAGTACGTGAACATGGAGGACCTGCGGGCGCGCTGTGACGCGCTCGGCACCTTCCGTGGGTTCTTCCCGCTCTCTGATACGGAGGACTGACTAATGACCGATAAAATCGCGGGCTGGCCGGAGCCGGTCGAAATCGGCGGACACATGGTCAAGCGGTCGAACGGCGACCTGAACGACCGCCAGGCGGTCTTCACGTGCGTGGACTGCGGTGTGTCGCAGACCGGTGGTGTCCAAGTCTTCTGGTCGGGCTTCGACGGCTGCGCAGACCGGCCGGAGAGCCTGAACGGTATCTCCCTGAACCGCAACGAGGGTGAGCCGGAGCCGACGGCCCTGGAGGCTCGCGAGAACTGGCGCTACTTCGCACGGCGTGTCGGACAGCTCCCGCACGTCGAGGACTTCGCCCCTGTCGACAACAGCGACACGGTGTGCGCAACCTTCACCTTCAAGGGCCAGCCTTACGAGCTGCGCTACAACCAGCGTGGCTCACACGGCGCCCACCACATCCACGCGGTCAAGATCGAGGAGGGATCAGCGTGACCGACACGCCCGAAGAAAATACCCGCTGGGTTTACGTGTGGGTGTCGAACGACCCGGACGAGACCATCTACTTCGAGGCGCTGCGCATCGCCAAAACCGGCGACACGGACAAGCTCCGTGAGTTCATCGTGGACACGCTGCGCGGTGCCAAGGAGGAGACCAGCGCCTGGTACATCAACAAGGAGATGACTGACGCCGACTTCGAAACGGTCGATTGGGAGGAGATCCGCGCCGACCTGGTGGCCTGACCGAGTGAGCGCGGGGCCGGAATACGCATGCCCGGCACCGTGCCCGCTTTATCAAGCCCGCGATTTGATAGGAGCAAGAGATGGCCAGCGGTACCGAAGCGATGAGCGTGTGGCTGAGCAATGACCGCAGGTACGTCGGCGAAGCGCGGGAGGTGTGGAGAGACAACCTCCAGGAGTTCGAGGGGGTTCCCACTCTGAGCGCTGCCGGGGAAGCGCTCGGCGACTGGTTCGAGGAGACCCTGATGGGTCTGTTCCCCGCCGCGAACGACGAGCAGCACGGCATGCTCAACCAGTTCCTCACCCTGGTCAGTCACAGCGTCGACTGGGCCAAGGTCGGCGAAATGATCTCACTCTCGGAGGACTGAGCATGACTCATTACAAAGGGCAGCAGGATCACGACCTGCACAACGAGGACGGCTCACACCGCAGCACACCACCGAGCGCGCTAGGCCGAGTCCTCGAAGCGTATGAGCCGCGAATTCGCAGGCACCTGGCAAAGCACGCCGAAACGACCGAGTGGTTCATGATCACATGGCAGGCCGACGACGGCCAGGGCATGTTCCACGCGCTCAGGGGCACGTACGCGGAGGCCGAGGCGTGGGCCACGTCCACGCTTGCCGTGCCCTACCGGATGATCACCTCGGACACCGAAGTCGTCGCTGCCTTCGGTCGCCGCAAATACGAGGAGGACTGAGCATGCCCGAATACACCGTCGATCAAATCCGCGAAGCGTGGGACCACGTCCACCACGAAGACGAGCCGGTGACCGAACTGGAGGGTGTGCTCAGCGAGGTCTACCGCACGGTGGGCGAGGACACCGAGACAGTGCAGGCCACGCTCGCGTTCATGTTCGAGAAGGAGCCGGAGCCGTACACGGCTACGACGCTCCGCGCCTATGCCAAGCGGTTCGAGGTCAGCTACAAGGACCACAAGGAGCTGGCCGATCAGACGTTGACGGACCTGATCGGCGCCGAGATCGAGCGGTTCCTGACCTACATCGACCTGGACCGCCTCGGCGCGGACCTGGCCGACGATGATCAGGCCCACTACTTCGAGTACGAGGGCCGGATCTACTACTTCGGCAGCCCGGCCTGATCGTGTCTAGCGCGCGGTCGTCAGTCTGCGATGCCTGACGGCCGTCCGGTCTTACACGGCAAGGAACCATCGAGAGGAGCAACGCTCATGGATGACGTCTATATCGGGATCGCGCTCGACGGTGATTTCGAGCCGGGCAACTACGCCGACAACCAGGCCGAGATCGACGAGGCCGTGGCGAAGATCAACGCGGGGGAGTGGGCCGCGTACAAGATCGGCGTGCTGGACGGCGAGGGCAACATCATCGACGTCATGGGCGGCGTCGTAGCAGACGCGGGTTACGAAGGCCGCTACGAGTCGCCGGAGAGAATCCAGCACGGCTACTTGCGCGCGACCGCGCGAAGCCTGCTCGGCGACGAGCCCGGAATGCACGACGGACACCCGGTCGGCGCGTGCTCCGGCTGCGACACCGCCACCGACCCGTGGTACAGCCGCGACGAGAACGGCCACATGAAAGGCAGGGAGAACGCATGAACGACAGGATCGATGACGACTGGTGGATCGAGAGCCCGGTTCCCGGCCTGCGCTTCAAGGTCACGCTGGAGTCAGACGAGGAGCTTGACCCCACCGCGTACGAGGACGGAGAGTTCACGCCGGAGCAGATCAAGGCATACGAGGACGACCTGTGGGAGTACGTGATCGTCCAGGTCACCCCCGTCTACCACGGCAGCGCAATCGCCGAGTGCAGCGCCTCACTCAGTGGCGTGAACTGCGGGTTCTTCGACCCCGGCGGCGAGCGCATCGGCAGAGAAAAACTGGCGCTGTACCCGGTCGCCGATCTGGTCAAGGAGGCGACGCGCAACCTGGGCACCAACAAGCTCGACATCGAGATCATGTCCGAGCGCCAGGCCGCCGAAGCTCACGAGTTGCGCGCCCAGCAGCTCAACGAGCTGCGTACGGAGCTGAAGATGCCGAGGGAAACCGGAGAGCGCGTGCTCTGCGAGGCGCACAAGGGCATCCACGTGGAGTCCCCGGAGTGCGTGTACCCGCATCTCGTCGCGCCGCAAGGGCCGCAGCCGCAGGTCGGCCACCCCTACCGGGTAACGGACTAAGGAGGTCGCGCGATGGCTGACAGCCAGCAAGAAGCGATCGACGAGGAGATCGCGAAGCTCGAAGCGGCGAGGGCTGCGCGTGAGGCGCTGATCAACGATCCCGAATACCAGCGCATCCGCAAGCTCTACCAGAACCTCGCCGATGCGCTCGACGCACTCGACGAGGCGGGGGAGCGCATCGGCGATGAAGAAGGCTACGCGCTGTATATCCACGGAAAATCATTCATCGTGGGCAGCCGCGGAGTCACCGAGAACGCGGAGCGCTGGCGTCGCTACATGGCCGTGAAAAACAGGGAGGCGAAGCGCAATGGCTGACCCGCAATGGATCGGCGAAGAGATCATGGACTGCGACATGGCCGCGCCGGAGTCGATGGCCGGGCCGATGTACTCGCGCCGGTTCCACCTGCCCGCGCCGGTAGACGGCGTGCACGCGCTGATCACGGTCGGTTTCTACTGCCGTGACCTGTGGCAGAACGGCGGCGAGCCGATCGAGTTCGATCAGATCACGCTCACGGAGCCGCCGCCAGCCAGCGAGCGCTACTGCATCGAACAGCAGATCGAATTCATGCGCTGCCGCGATCCGCAGAACCCTGGCGATACAGAGGAGTGGTGCGACTACGTGTACCGCTCCTCGTGGTTCGCCCGTGCCGAGCCGTTCCCGGAAGAGCAGATCAAGGCTCTGATGGAGAACTTCAAGCCGGAGTACATCGAGTGGGACGGCTCGCAGCTGGCCAGTTGGATCGAATCGGTCAGCTGCGTCGAGCCCGTCGAGGACGAGAACTGGGAGCGGCGACTGCTCACCCCCGATCTCCTGGCCGCCGTGCGCGAGATCCTGTGGCAGCGCGACGACGGCATGAACAACGACGAGTGGCTCGCGACCACGTTCGAGTTCGAAGACTGCGATGCGTGCGGTCTGGGCGCCAAGGCTCACAAGGTCGGCCCGGACCCGCTCGGCAACCGGCACGCCTGGTGCAACATCGGCACCGATCCGGCGTTCGCCATCAAGATCGCGCGGGAGAACGCCGAGAGGGGCGACACCACGAAGGCGGCGAACGGCTTCTCGGAGGAGGATCTGCGAGCCGAGCGCTTCGAGAGCGCTATACGCGCGATCGGCGAGCCTGGGTCACCTGCATGCCCGTTCCAACGCGCCCTCACCTATAGAACGTGGGCGGTCGCCGATGACCCGGAGCAGTCCGAGTTCGGCAAGCAGAAGCTTGCCGCGGAGCTGGACTGGATCGCAGGGATCATCTCAGGCGAGGGCATCAAGGACGGCAGGCTCCTGGGATGAGCACCCACGACCCCAACGCGCGCGTGGTGGTGATGCAGATCCCCGGTGTCTTCAAGCACTCGGAGGACCCCGCGAAGCACGACATGGAGCTGCATTGCTCCACGTGCGGGCAGGCGCTCTGCGACGTCCAGGACGGCGATGACGCGTGGATACTCGTGCTCACCGCGCTCGACCACACCTGCAAGATCGAGGAGTAACCGGCGTGAAGAAAATCACCGAGGCCGAGTGGGCGGAGATCGTCCACGACAGGCTCGCGGCGCAGCCGGAGCTGGCCGCCGTCACCGTTGCGGCGATGCAGGAGGGAATCCTCACCGCCAACAATCGCCTGCGCGAACGCGTGGCCGAGCTGAGCATGATCCTGCTCGCTTCGACCAGGCCCAAGCCGGGTCAAGTTCGGCGCAAGCGCGATGTGATCGTGTGAGCGATCATGGCCAGCACCGTGTACGGCTCCAAGTGGTCCGACGAGGCGATAGCGAAGGAGAGCAAGTGACTGACAAGCTTCCGAACGTCGGTGACCAGCACGAGTTCCGCAAGCTCTCCGGCTACGTTCTGTATCAAGAGCGGCCCTGGGAATGCCGCCCCGCCTGCGTGTGCGGCGGATGCAACGGCACCGAGACGGTTTCGACCGAGACCATCACCGAGCGCATCCACTGGGGAGACAACTCCGTGGAGGTCGTCGGCGAGCGTGGTTCACGCGCGACCTTGGTCCCCCCTCACGGTGACATCTGCTAGCCAGCGCGGACTCGAATCCGCGCCGGGCACGAGAACAACGAGCGAAGGAGGATTGATGGGAAGCTACGAGCTACTCGATGAGACCGTGGAAATTCCGAATTACGTTCTAGGCCCACTGCTCGACGACATGGCCGCTCTGTCCGTGGGTTGGCATCAGGAGGTCAAAGCGAAAACGACCGTAACCGACGTCACCCCGCGCACGGCGAGCTTGGTTCTCGCGATCGACGACACCGAATACACGGTCGGCTACGGCGAGCTGATCAAAGCGTTCGAGGGAGTGCTGGGCGAGCTTCGCAGCTACCCCGCAGCCGTGCTCGCCGACGGATACACGCTCCAAGTCGCGAACTGCATCGCCAACAAGGACGCCAGCGAGATCAAGACAGACGAGCTGCTGGAGGATCTGCTCCGGCTCGCCCTCGAAGCCGCAGGATGGAAGGAGCGCTGACATGGGCTACAAACTGAGCGAGATCAAGGACTTCGAGACGGTCTGCTTCCTCGACCGGGCGACCCACACGCTCAACCCGGTGACCTCGGCGCTCATCCAGAACGACGTCGGCATCACCAGGATCACCGCGATGAACTCTCAGGAGACCTTCCACCGGTTCTGCCTGCTCGCCGTCATCTGCGGCGCGCCAATGGTGCGCGGGGACGGCTCGGAGTGGTTCATCACGCAAGACGACGTCGTCGCGCACATCGGCCTCGTCACCGGCTGGCGTCCGCTCACCGCGGCCGGATTCCGCAAGGCGCTCTTCGAGACGCTGGAGGAGAAGGCAAAGCAACTGCGTATCAAATACCGAACGAAGGTGATGGTCTGATGAGCGGCTACGCGAGCATGGCCGAGGTGCGCGAGGTGATCAAGAGCACCCTCGAAATGGAGGGACGCGACCCGCGCGACTACAACATCACGGGGATCGCCCGCGACGCCTTCTACCCCCGTGGCTCACGTTACGGCTACGGCGCGCACGACGAGGCGACCTGGCGCGCAGCGGTGGAGAAGGCCAGGCGGTTGAGTATCCAGTACCGCTCGAAGGTGGTGTCTTGAGCCGTCCTCGACGTAGCCCGTCCGAGGCGCTGCTGGCGAACATGCAGCGCGTGCGGGACCTCGCGGCCACGGGCAAGAACGTCACTGAGATCGGCAGGGCGCTGGGCTGCACGCATCAGTACGTGCAGCACCTGCTCAACGCCATGCCGGACGGGCAGCATGTACGTGACCTGATGCGCAAGAACAAAGACAGTGCACGCGAAGCACGCCGGGCCGCTCAAAAACCGCCTCCTGCCCCGCCGTTCGTCCCCTCGGGAGAAGAGATCGCCCGCTTCAAGCTGGCGGTCATGATGGCGCGCCGGTTCAGAGGCACGAGCGACACGGACGACCCTGTCTGGAAGGCGCGAGAGCAGCGCGACCAAATCCTCGTCGCGTGGCACGAGAAGCGAGTACCGCTACGCGAGGTGGCCCGCTTCGGCGACGTGTCGGAGGACGCCGTGAAGCTCTGGCACGGGAGGTTGATCAGAGAAGGAAGAATGCCCCGGATGGACCGTGCATCGGGACGCCGAGACCACAAGGAGAATGAACCCGTATGACCGACTTCAACATCAGCGACTTGTCCTGCCAGTGGAGCGCGCGGCACAAGGGCTCGGACGCACCGCAACCGGCAGTCACCTTCCTCCCGCACCCGCAACTCGGTGCGGTCGAGGTCTGCGCCCTGTGCTACCAGATGTTCTCCGACGCACCCGCGCAGAACATCTCCGCGAAGGTCACGCGCCTGACCGCGAACAACGTCGCCGCCCTGCAAGAGCTGCTCGCCCCGCAGATCAAGGACAAGACGATCGAGGTGGGCGCGACGACGGCGATCTTCCACATGCGAAACCCGGCGCCGTTCCTGCGCGCCGTCAGCGCCAAGCTCCCCACGCGGGGACACCCGCGCGCCAGCCTGCACGCCGTCGCACGCAAGCTCGGCGCGCTCGCCTAGCGTCACCCGCTTAGCCCACGTCAGGCCGCTTCAACACCGAGGCGGCCTTTTTCGTGCCCTGACACACGATCACCCGTTTGCACTAGCGCCCTACCGCGCGACCCCAACCTGATCCGAGAGTGAAAGAGAACAAGGGAGGACCCTTTGCCGCTCGATACCTTCGTCGACGCCAGTCGCGCACCGCGCACCGGCTCGCTGCACAAGTACATGCCGGGCCTGATGCGTGAACTCGGCGACGGCTGGACCTACGACGACACTCCCGTGGACGGCAGCGTACGCGTCACCAACGGCCGCGTGACCATCAAGCTGGACGACGTAGGCCGGGGCATGCTGGAGGTCAAGGCGATCATGCCGGACGAGTTCACCCCCGCGCCCACCTTCTCCCGCCTGTTCACCACGCCACCGTGGCAGATCGCCCAACGCATCCTCACCGAGACGCTGCCCGAGTACGCGCAGCTGACCAGCGAGGACGAGCAGCACCAGGAGGACGAGGAGCGCTGGGAGCACTACGCCCGCGAAGCGCTCACGCAGGTCGGCGTCCGCTTGGGGATGCCCGCGCGCATCGAGGTGAACCGCGATCCGGGCCTGAGTATGACCTCGATCTTCCCGCGCTCGGTCGGCGACTCGCTGCGCATCACCGCCCAGCCCGGCGCCGCACCGACCCTCCAGATCAACGTCCCCACGCTGGCGCAGCTGGACCCGTACGTGGACGCGTTCGCAGGCCTCGCCGACACGCCGGAGCCCGCGGAGCAGGTCGAAGCCTGATGAAGGGCTATCTCTACGTCGCCGTCCGCGAGACCCGTGTCTTCCGTGTCGCCATCGGCGAGCCGCAGGAGCAGGAGATCCCGCCGGAGCTGATGGACAAGACGCTCAAGGCGGAACAGGTCGGGAAGATCCTCGGTGTCGACGACTTCGAGGAAAACTACTGGGACTACATCGACACACAGAACGACTACAGCACCGACCCGGACGCGGAGATCCTGCACTACAGCGCGGAACACCGCTAGTCCCCACCCATAGTCCAGCGCTCCCGGCGACCCCACGCGGCGGGAGCGCTTTTCCATGAAAGGAACCTGATGCTCGAAGACCTGATCAGCTCGCTTCC